GCAGCAGGGGTTGCCGCAGGTTGCTGCCAAGGCTGCACAGCATTGGGCTGTTGCCAAGGCTGTGCAGCAGGGGTTGCCGCAGGTGCCGGATTAACTGGAGCAGCAAATGCAGGGGTAACAGGTGCAACAGGTTGACCGAAGCCAGGAGCAGCAGGGGCAAAGCCGGCATTTACAGGAGCAGCGCGTTGAGCCATTTCAACTTGTTCGTTGATGTTTTTGTAGCCGTTGATCTCGTTGGTATCGCCATATTGGCCTGTTTGGTCTTTACGGATTTTCAACTTAATTTTCATCGGCTGACCGTGCAGTTGGCTGCTGTCTTGCAGTTGCATCACACCGATTGCATGACAGATTGCTGACAGTTGCTTGTAAGCGATATCTTGGGCGGTTTGGTTTGCGTTTTGCAAGTTCAAACGTTGGAAGACTTTCTGACCGTTAGCAAAACCGCCCATGATAGAGAAACGGAGTTGCAAATATGCGCCGGAACCGTCTTTAGTTGGTTTCATTTCGCTTTCGTCGATCATTGCGTCATACCAGCCAGCAGGCAAGACCTCGAAACCCATGTCAGGTGCTACTTGAGTAGCGTCAAAATTCAATGATGCCATTTTTATGTCCTTTATAAAGTTGGGCTTACGCGCCCATGATTTTTGCAAAAATTGCGCTGAGAATTGGAGCTTCCATCGGAGCCAGCGCACCGCTTCGATCTTTTGCTTCGAATTGGAAATCAGGTTGAGTTTGTAAGAATCGGAAGTTATTACCTTGCTGATCCTTATTAGTACCCAAACGGAAAACTTCATCGAAAAAGTATGGTAACTTATGTCCTAATTTACTGCCAGGCATACTTGGGCCATATTTTACAACACCAGTTAATTCGTCTTTAAACGGTTCTTGCTTACTTGCGAAATAAACGTGTTTACCGTTAATATCGCGGAAGTAACGAACCAAAGTTTCCATTTTTTCGATCAATTCGCCGTATGCTTGGCGCGGATCTTTAACTTGGCGTTTGGCGTTATTTAACACCACTTCCGCGATCTCGGAAAGACTGTCCAAAGCGATAGAGTCAAAACCCTGTGCCTCTTGCGACTTTGTACACCATTCATAGGCTTGTTGCAAGTCTTCCACTGTACTGATTGTAATTACTGGAATGTCGTATGTGATGTAAGGATTACCCACACCATACACGCGCTCCAAGTTTGCTTTACGCAAAGATAACAAACCTGATTCAGCGGAAATCAAAATCGGTCGTGGCAACGTTGCTGTCAGCATTGTTTTACCAATACCCGCCGGGCCATAAACCAAGCATTTGACACCACTAAGGGCAGATGCTTGTTCAGCTGTTGTGAAATTGAGTGCCATTAAAAAATACCTTCTTCAAAAAATGATACAAGACCATCAAAATCTTCATCCTCGCCTAACGTACTGGCAGCAGCGAGAACATCGCTATATGATACACCATAATCTTCGGCTAAACAACGAAGATAATCTTCGCGATTTTCGTAACCGTTTTCTTGATAAATGTCCATAATTTAAAACCTTGTTTGCTTAACTAATTGAATACATTATAGCGTGTATCCAATTAGTCTGCAAACTATTTTTAGAGGTCAATTGGGTCACGCAAACCAATGAAAACAGGGAAACGCGGTGCTTCTTTAGTACCTACTTCAAAATGCTTGTATTTTGCAAGTCTGCCAATTAATCCGCCACGTTTGTGCATTTGCCAAAGCTCGTCGCGTTTAGCTGCCGTGAACCCTGTGCCAATATTAAATGTAACGCCTTCTTCGTTTGTAACCACAAGAGCGCCCAACGTGTCGCCCGGAACAAGATTGTCTTTGTGGCTGCTTCGAGTTGTTTGACCAAGCTCGCCTGTTTTAGCTTCATTGTGGTTATGCTGAAGTTCTTGAACGCCTACAATCATAGCTTCGCTATCAGTAAAGCGTTTAACCTTGAGTAAATATTGTTCTTTGAGTGTGGAACGACCATATTTATAACATGAATCCACACCGCGAACCATAACGCCTTCATAACCCTCTTTCAACGCACCTGCTTCAAACGCTTCCAATTCGCGCATATTGCGGATCAAAGTTTGACGCAAGAGTTTGACGTGCGAATCAGGTTTTTCTAAATGCTGCAAATTTGTAGGGTTTGACAACATTTCATAACGCTTATTGTAAGGCATATCAGGCAGCGTGTAAAAGTCGAAAACGTAAAAAGTGAAGTCAGGCTGACCAGTGCGAGTCATAACGCCACTTGTTGTATTTTGCATAGCGTTGAAATGATTAGCTTTACCCACAATCAACTCGCCGTCCAAACCTTCCAACAAAGGATTTGATCCTAAAACGTGTTGGATATATTCGTTCGGGATAGGTTTAAGTGTTCGACTCATCACTTGCCCATCTTTAATGATCGCGCGAATACCGTCCAGTTTCGGACTTGCATATACAGGGAAATTGATATCCCCTTTTGCGTCGACGGCCAGCATTGGCTTTATTTTTCTTTCTTGATTTTTCATACAAATCCTTTATATATCTTTTTCGCGCGTCATACATACGCGATTTAGCATAATGATCACATCTGTTGTGAGCAAACTTTTCAGGGGTATCAATACCACTGTGAGCTTTAATATGCTCTACATTATAGGTTAAATCATTTTGATTGCAAACCTTTTTAAAATAATTTAATGCGCGTTCTTCATGCCATGATAATCTGTCACCTTTGCCCTCTAATATAAGAATAACACGTTGACAATCCGTTCGGACGATAATGTGGTCATTCTTATAAACAAGGTTGTATTTAATTGCTTGATATAAAGCGTTAGCAACAGCTAGACATTCTGCTTCATGCGAGTGATGTGGTCTAACATTTAAACCACATCCACCCTGTTTGCGCCCGCGATCACAAGCAATGTAATAACCGAAGGCACAAACTCGAGTATCTACACAAAATGAAGCATCCGCAAAGATGGTCACTTGCATGATTTACCGTCCAGATCCAACTCTTTCATTAGAGCAGAAACCGTTCTGTCAAATTTCCCTGTAATAACGTTAAGATCAAATTTTGACGGTCTATCTAATACACCTCGGATATTTCTCCAGATTAGATGTTGTTGCAAGATTTGCCCTGCTAACGTCAGATGAATAAAAGGATTTTCATATCCAATCTGTTTATCAGCAACAAAGAGAATGCCCCCGCTTAAAAGTTTATTGTAAGAACGTTTATCTTTAAGATAAGCATCTCCATTAAACTCAACACCTTTACGGGAAAAGGTGCGGACAATACATTGTTCTTCAAAAGAAAACTCTTTGTTAATATCAATCATTTCTTAGCTCCCGGAACGATTTCCAATCCCGGAGTACCGTCTTTAACCACAAGAACGCTATCAAAGACCTTTTGTTGTTCGTGTGTGAGTTTGCGGTATGCGCTTACTTTCAAGCTCGGTTTCCAGTCCACGACTTCATCAACCAAAATACCCATAACGCGGAAACCTTCAATAGAGGCATTTAATGCGCCTTTGTCGATGGTGCGATTTACTACACGTTTGCCCTTTAACACAAAGCCGTCTGGCAATGTGTGGTTATTAACGCCTTCCTTAGCTTCTTGGAAGTATGTATCAAAAATAGCTTTACGCAAATTCATTTCTTCTTCGCGCAGTTGGGCTAACTGGGTATTGAGTTCATACCAACGATGCAACATAGTTTCATCAGCTTGTTGGCGGACAGGTTTAATATTAAGGTTTTCCATCAGAATCATCTCCTTTAGGGTTGAAAATACTGTCGTCTAATTTACGACCAAACTCATCTATGTCCATTAAAGCATTACAAATTACGATCCGAAGTATCATAAAAACTACTAAGAGCGATAAGTAAAGAGCGATGCAGAACATTTGCGACCTTTCATACTTTGTATTATACAGTAGTTCTAAGTTTGTGCCACTTGATACTTAGAACTACTGTGTAAAGTTTTATTAACGTTTAATGAATTGTTCTAAAGACGGAGCTACATAGTCTGGGCCTTTGGAAATCTTACCGTTTTCGTTGAACAGCGGTTTACCGTCCACGAACTTGCTGTGGTTAGAGTCGATAACATTGTCCAAAGCGCCTGCAATGTTGAAGCCAAGCATATAACCCACACCAACAGCAGTTACAATTTGATCGCACAAAGCGTCCAACAATTTGACTTTCCAATCTTCGGGCATTTGAATATCCCCACCTAAATGGTTTTTATCAATAGTTTCGCTAAGATAAAAGTCTTCAGAAATGTTTTTTATAATTTCACTGTTATTATTGATAATACCCAAAGCAATCATCATTTCGTACACTTCTTCAAAGTGGGCGCCGATCTGTGTTGCAACGTTTTTCTCGGTCGGATTAGGTTTAGCAGTTTTGAACCAAGCGAGGATACGTTCCACTGGTTCAGCAACAAGCGGAGGATTATGCACCGTCCACAATTCAACTTTACCCAATTCTTTTATAGACCAACTGTCGGACTCAAATGTCAAACTTTTACCGTCAGGATTCATTTGAGCGTGTGTGGTTAAAGTATTACCTTTATCCGTGCGAACCAATACACCAAACACACCTGTTTCATCCAACAATGGTTTAACATTGTGGATAGCTTCAATGTCATCTTTAGAGTGTAATTTAATATAACTCATGATTATTCCTTTATAGGTTGGAAATTAGTTTGAAAAATCCAAAAGCTGACGAAGTTGAATGAAACCTTTTAAATTTCCGCTTTCAGTTCCAAGACAAGTATCGTAATTCGTCGCTTGGTGCTCCAAAGGAGACCAGTGATTCAAATCTACCAACATTTTACCGCGTTTATATGCTTCTTCAGCAGTAGATTCTGCATCGGTTCGCAAATAAGAAACACGACAACAACGACCAGCGGAAATCAAACCGAGTTTTATAAAGGCTTCTGTAACTTTCTGATTATTATCATCAGATAAATTGTAAACATCTACACCTTTTAAAAAGGTTTTCATTTCTTCATCCGTTACAAACGGCAAATGGAATACACGTCTTTTCGAAGTAGATTGTTCCAAAGCGTCGCGCATTTTGCAAGCGAGATCACACATCTCGGGTTGAGCATCATGGCAACGTTGCTTGAAGAAGTTTTCCCATTCGGTACTTGTAACCAATACTTCGCACATCAGCCAAGGCTCTAATGCGCGATTGGCGTGTTGCTTATGCACACCCATTTCCGCCCACTTCTCCGCAAAGTCGGCTACAATTTGGCCAAGATCGCCCCAATCTTCCAAGAACTCAGCTTGGAGTTCTTCAGGGAGCTCTTCTTTTGGTAACATACCGCTACCATTTTTAGCCACACCAATAGGCATAAACGGTTGCAAACGCACCTGTTCTACAAGTTTAGCCGTAGGCACGGCGCGTGAGCTGCTTGTATTGCGACTGAATACGCGATGCGTGTTGAATTGCGCCAAAATATAGCGAGGCATACGAAGGCGCATTGTGGTAATACGATGTCCGAATTGGTTGTCCGTATCCAAGATCACTTCTGCTGAAATCATTTTTCTGTTTCCTGTGGTTATAAAGTCTTAGTACACGCACGGACGATTTTATCAATCATTGGGGATAACACTTCATAACTATCCGTGTCGATATTATCTTCCGCACACTGTTTGAACGCATTAGCGGACTTTGTAGTAGCACGAACGCCCGCTTTGTTCAAACGAATATCTACAATTAATTGAGCAATATAGGTTCCTAAATCGTCTAAGTTACCAACAACATATTCGTTGATTTCATCGTTAACAGTTCGCTCGTTATTTTGGGATTTGCCTAAACGTTCTTCAAACTCTTCTTCGTATTGCTGGATGATACGCAATGCAAGTTTGTTATCAGAATATTCAGCTCCACGACGAAGTTCACTTGTTGTCATCGGAATATGTTGTTGGTTGCACATTTTAAAAACCCTTGTTGCTTTGAATTAATGAAGTAATTATATATTTAATCCAAAAATATTACAACAAATTTTCATAGTCGGGAGTATGAATTATTCGGTAACACTTGCCGAATGTGTTGTATTTTTTGGTAATGTCCAAAGGTTTGCATTCCAAAAGATAACCATTATCCACTAAGTTTTTCAAAGTATTATCCAGGGCAACTGATGCACCACGCGGATACTTAGCAAAAGAAGTGGATCTGTTTACGCGCTGGGCAATGTAACTTCGTGGCACAATGCCATCAAGTTGCATCTGCTGCGGAATTTTGTAGCTTTCAGGAAGAACTTTGTTGACATATTCAACGATAACACTGATCACTTTACGTTCACGGCTATCATCGGACATACCTACATCGCCCTCAATCAGTTTCTGTGCCATTGTAGCAATATCACGGCGGACAACTTCAATCGCCCACTTAATATGCTGAATTTCAATAACAGGAGTAATCCAGTTATCTGCAACGGCCAAAATACCTGCCACACGCAATGCTTTCAATGCTGCACGGTTCCACATTTGGCGCTGAGATTCATCATCTGTTCGGTTAATGTTGCTATCACATTCAACTTCAAAGCTGTTAATGATAGCAGCAACTTCTTCCGTGCGACTGATAGGTTGACAAGTGTGTTGACCAATCAAGTTCATAGCTTGGAACGCCAGTTTTACCAAACCATCTTCCAAAGCTGGATCAGGCGCCAGTACGTTCTGATGATTCATTGCTGGACGTTTACCTGTATATTCAACAATCAAGAACCGCGACAAGAAACCATCTTCCATCATGCTAGGTGTTAATGACTCGTAGAATGTTGTCGGTGTAGTTTCGCCGATCATACTGTATGCAACCCCTGCCACGCTGGCAATATTATTATCCTTGTTAGAATAACCAATACCGCCCACAATACTTTGTGGCCCAGATTTTTGATACAGGTTTGTCATTTGAGTTCGCAGTGTAGCCAACGCACCGTCTTTGGAATCCTCAGACATACGTTTCAGCTTACGACCCCATTCGCCACTCACGTTGACAAACGAAGTATTCGCAGCAACCGCTTTCATCAGTGCAGGGCCGGAAGCATAATCCGTAAAATCTACAAACTGGTTGAATGTGGGCATTTTCTTCCCACACGCAGACACCAACGAAGCCAATCCGCTGTGCATTGCTTCTTTACCGATCGCAGATTTCGCCACCAAGATGATGTACATATTCAACCCTGATTGCGGAATATTCCAGGCTTTCCCACAAATACCTGCCAGCAAACCCAATGCAGCAACGATAGCAACCTCTTTAACAGGTCGCGGCGCTGTTTGGTAAATATACTGGGCAATTTTGCCAGCAAAGCCCGGAGGCCAGGCAATGCCCTCTTTACCTGCTGCCAGCACGTCCGCTCGCACTGGTGCAGCATTTGCCGCAGCAACTGGGGCGGGGGAGGGGACTACAACAGGTTGGCTTTGCCCTTGAACGTGCAACGGTTGCTGAAAGCGCCCGTTGTCTTTAACGCCTTGAATTTTCTCAATCTCGCTGCTGGCCATTAAGCGCAATTTACTGACCGCATCCGCGCTCGCTTGAATCGCAGCAATATCGGCCGCTTGTTCCGCAGCTTCGCGCCCACGGATCATTCGCAGCGTTCTGTTCAAGTACACATCATTACGAACAGCTTTTTCACGCTGCCCCAATGCACTCATGCGGAACAGTCGTCGGCATTGCTCATTACTCGGAGAATAGAACGTAAGCATAGACAGCAATGCAACGTCCGCTTCACTTTGGCTTGGAAATCCTAAACCTGCCCAATCGCCTTCCCATAACGCGCAGAACTTTTCACTGTTAGACGCATCAACGGCAGTTTGCAACACATACCAATCGTCATCAACCTGTGGTAACTCTTCCAGTTCAACAGGCCCATGCGATTTCTGCATAGAACGCATCTGTTGCACCATGTTTTCCAAAAGCTGTTGACGTTGGGCTATTGGTTTGTTGTTGACCACATTGCCCGTGCAGATGATGAACCGCAGTTGACTATAAACTTCCACGTCATCATGACGAACGCCATCGCCAATATTACCGTAGATCCAGATATGTAACCCTTTACCACTTGTACTGGATTCCGTGTAGCTGTCGTAAGTTTTCATAATACGGTAGAACAAGTCAAACTTAGATTGATCTGTCCACCGTTCCGGATGATCCGGGCAGTTCTCCGCATCTTTCACGTCCAAGTCAATGCACGTGAACGGATCTTCCGCAGTTAAAACGTATCCAATATGGAGCCCACGGCTCGCAGCGTGAAAGCAAGCATCTTCGTATTTCATCCATGTAGTAGGTTCATTAACTTTAGCGTCAATTAATGCGCCGTTGTTAATATACATCGGATTTTTGTTAGTCCCTGCTATGCACCATTGTGGTCGCTGTTTCAAGGCAGTTGGAATGTAATCCCATTTTTTCATATTTGCGCCTAACTTACAATGTAATCTGGATGATATAGCGTTGACCGTCCACGGTCGAACCTGTGGTTATACTGAATCCTGCAGCCAACAAACGCTCAATAATCTCTTCGCAGCAATTCAGATAAACGCCGCTATCATCTTTGAGATGCAATACATAGCGATCCGCTTCTTTAAAGATTTTAAAGGATTCTTCTTGTCCTACTGCTAAGATGTTCCGCGATCTTAACCACATGATTCACCCTGCTCGTTGTCCTGCCGCAGCAGACAGTTCTACCAATTTCAAAATCTCGTTGTAGAACGTATTAACGGATTGTTCTGCAATAGCTTTCGCAGTCAATACTCGCGCTTCTTGTGCATTCGTAATCATTTTATCGCCCTTCTTGTCGGAGTTGTTCGTATTTTGCCCAAGCCTCTTTAACTTTAGCGTCTTCAATAGCTTTAATCTCTTTACGTCGGCGGCAAGCGTCCATGTAAACTTGGTATGCAATATCTGCTTCGGACATAATCCCTTTGACGCGGTTGCTCCGGTTTCGGTTGTAAGTATGCGATTTCTTCTTACGATCTTCCGCATCCCAATCCACCTGCTCGGTCAACTGATCCAATCGATCGGCAAACACGTCTTCCATAGGTCTGTAAAGGACGACAGATAATCCCAACGGATGCCCCTCTTTACTAACCGACCCAATCGCGCACCTGTCAAACATATCCATCCACCGATTGAAATCCGCCGCTGATAACCACACTTCAGGCGGTGTCAGTACCTTAGCATCCCGACCGTTCCAGTAACCATAGTAATATTTCAAATATTGAAAGATTTTGTCGTAGTCAGGTTTGCGTCTATTTAACGCAATGAACATACGATGCAACATAATTTCTGTGATGTCTGCTTGAGGCACGATTAAAGGTTTAACCACATTAGCAGGATCAGCAGTTGTTCGATTTGTTGATGTGGGAACCGATGTTGGTTCAGTAGCGGTTGGTGTCGGTGTTTCCAATGGTGTTGGTTCAGGTTCAATTGTGATAGGCTTTGCAAGTTGTACCATGAGTAATTCCTTTATATTGAGTTGAGTAAGTTATAACCACACTGGTTAGACTAGTAGGTTTGGTATGGTGTGAGGGTTTGGTATGTGTGCATATTACAAGAGGTTGGTAGGGTTGTAAATAGTGGATGAATAAATTGTGGTGTTGGTAGTGGTTTAGTAGTTGTGAGTAGGAGTGGGATGGAGTGGGAATTGAAAAGATTAGGGTTGGAGTGGGAGAAGAGGGATTACTAAGGGGAGGGAGGGGAAGGGTAATGACAGGGTTACAAAAATTAACGCAAAAATTTACAAAACCCCGCCAAACCAATAAGCCAAAAAAACGCGATTTTCGTGTGACACTCTTGCTCCAGGGGGGTAGGAAAATGGCTTTTTTTAAAAAATGACAGGGGGAGGGGGAGGAGGGGGAGGAAAACATAAAAAATATATAATAAATACATATATATATAATAATAATATAATAATAATATATAATACACTACTATATACCTTTACATATACTTACATTTCCTTGTCAAACAAAAATGGGTTTCGGGGGGAAGCCAAGGACAGACATCAAAAAAAAAACGACAGGGGACAGATCGTCGGCGCCTAGTGCCTCCCCCCTTGTAATGTACATTGACAAGTGGGGCCATCTCCCCTGTCAATTTTATTTTAATAAAAACAATAACTTACTTATTTTACTTATTTAGCATAAATTTTTTTCTTTACACAAAATCTGCGTCACATCTACCGATTTTTTAACAAAAATTTAACAAAACAGGGTCAAAGACAGGCGGTGGGTTAGGAGACTTGTCGTCCGACCCCCGCCAATGCTTGGCCTAGCAGATCCCTCCGGGTTGGAGGGTTATTATTTTTTGGGGGAGTACCCCCCCCTTTTCCGAACGTAACTTTACGTTTGTAAACGTGTATAGGAGCTTTGCTTAAAAAGTAGGCATTCATAAAAATTCTAATGAAGAAGATTGGTGCTATAATTTTGGGTATGTTACAAATCGTTTAAAAGGATTCAAATGGAAATATTGGATAGATTTAAAGGTGTAGTTGCTGGGCTGGTTGGTGTGGTTATTTTGGTCGAAGATAGCGAACATAGATTTTATAATGTGAATGTGTATCTAATTGGTACGGAAATGAAGTGTATATGGTTCACAATGAATAAAGTGAAGTTTGGAAAGGGCGGATTAGATTACTTGCTGGAACGTTACCTGTGGTTAGAATCTGAAGAGAAAGGCGAGATAAGAGTGGACAGTGGAACGCAGGTGTTTGAAGAAGTGATGGAGATGTGGCGGAGTAAGAATGTGGTTAATTACAGATACAAAGATCTGATAAAAAGATATTTTATTTGGTAGTTGACAAGATTGAAATTCAAAAGATTGGTTTATTTGGTAGCTGATGAATTTCAATTTCAAAAGATTGGGACTTTGGAATATTCGAATTGAAAAGATTGGAAGTTCGAAATATTCTAAAGTCCTATTATTTATCTTAAGATGTAATAAAGGATTAAATGTGTGATATATTGTGATGGGGTCAACTGGATTATTCAAAGGTAAAATAAAAGGACGTTGTGTGATAATGTCCTTTTATTTAGATAGTTGATAATAACACCAGCAATTAGATAGAGCGATGGATAAGATCGTTCAACTCGTTTCTAGCGTGAGCTGCTGCGATTGGGTTGAGGTAGGATTGGCAGCGGATGATTAAAGTGATTGGGAGATAAAGTTGATAATGTTCACGAGTTTTGAGGTTGTAAATGTTGTTTGGAGAAGAAGTTACATCGATCTTGAAGTCGCGAGTATAAAGTTTCATGGTTAAAGTTTCCTTTGGTTGTTGGAGGGTTGGAGCGTATTTTGCACGGCATTGCGTTTTTAGCGCGTTTTTGGGTTAGGTAATGGGTTGGTAAGGGTTAAGGGTTAAAATGCGCTGTGTGTGCAAATTTAGTGGGTTGCTGTCGCGTTTGCTGCTTAGGGTTGGGCGGTTTTGCTGCCAAAAGGTATTGACCGACTTTTTAAAAGGGTTGGATCGATTTTTTGAAAAGTCTTGATCGGTTTTTTGATAGCGGTTGCTTAGTACGCGACGCAAACACGCGCAGGCACACGCGTGGCGATGCAAGTGTGGTTACAAACGGTATAGTTACCCTTGCACATTTACAAAACACGATAAGCATTGTAAATCGAATCTTGTGGATAATAGTTTAATCCTATAGTAAGCAAGTGTGAATTATTCTTTAAATATTGTAAAAGCTATTGTTATTTCATTGGAACTATGTTACACGGGCGCGTTCATTATATGCGGATCATGATTTTTGAATAACATAATTTAACGTCAAACTTAACATTATTTAACGCATAAAGCTATTTATAAAGGGCAAGAACGTTTGTATAATACAGACACTTAATAACCAAACCAAAGGATCTTAAAATGCAAAAGAGTAAATTATTCACTAAATCCGTCAACTTGTTGAAAATGGTATTAAAAGGCGGTATTGACAACGGCGAAGGATGTTGTATAGCAGACCTTTACCAAGTAGCAAACGACTATGACTATGAACAATATATTCAGAGTGAAATGGTTGTAACCGAACTTGGAGCGTTCAACTGTTTACAGCTTGTCAATGGTTACTATAAAGATCTGTACAAAGACAGAAACATTGAATATAACTTAAGTGACGATTTATGCAAGCCGTACTATGTAGCAACTTCCGTCTTGTACATAGTTGGAAGGGAAATTGTCAAAGAAGTGTTTGCATCTGTCCTTGCAGATCATAACGAATATGGTTACTTAAGTGATGATGAGTGCGAGCAATGTCTGCACCTGTTGGAACAAGCGGTTAAGAACGGCACATTGACAACTCTTTGGGTCAACCTATGCTCTAAATATTAACATAATTTAACACGATAAAGGGTTTACAAACCTGTGAACCCTTTGTAAAATACAAATACTTCAACAACATTAAACAAAGGTAACTTAAAATGTATATCATGACTAGCACTTCCAACACTGTAAATAACGCCAGCAAAGCTGTTCTTCGTAAGCTTTGCAAACAACATGGTATTAAAAATTATGGTAATATGAACAATGCACAACTGCGTTCAGCTGTTAACACTAAACTCGCGAACCGTGTGATGTTCAAACAAGGTATGCAAAAAGCGGATGCACAAAAAACCGAAAAACTGGAACCTTTGTTCAATCCTGCCTTCAATATTTTAGCAGGTATCGCACCGCAAACAGCGCAAACCGAGCAGAGCGAGCAAGCTGTAAAACGCACTAAACAGCGCGTCCGCAATGGTCAATGGCATCCTAAAATCGGCGGTAAAACTTATTCCGTCTGGGTGCAAATGCGCTATGCTTTGGGTGTCAAAAAGCTCGGTTTAAAACAAGCTAAAGTATTTGTTCGCGAATACTTCGCAAATAGCGACGTTCACTTTAATACTGTGAACGCCCAGATCTACAGGTTTTGCAAATACTATGGATTAACAGGTAAATAATACTGTTTACATAGTTTAACAGAATAAACCCTTTACAAACGGTGAAGGGTTTAGTAGAATAGATACACTTAATAACTAAATCCAAAGGTAACTCAAAATGCGTAAAATACATGCTCGTATTGGTAACTTAGTAAATATTTATTTGCAAGAGATTGCAAACGGAAATAGAACCGTTCAGGATAAAAAGGTCAATAAGAACGTTACTGTTTCGCTTCGTGATGCTAAACAGTTCTACTATCCACATCCTATAAGCTCGATTCATGAAGTCAATTACTTTGTACAAGTGCGATATTGTTCGTCTAATATTGTCACTGTCGGTACTAAAGGCGGTGTGTTGTATTGTTACATCAACAACGGCGGTTACTCAACTAAGACTACAAAGGAATACATTAACGCTGTTCTTAGTGCATTGGATCTTCCTTACTATATCCGGATTCGTAACTTCGCAATGGAACTGATCTGCACTGCTAACGGAAGTGATGAGATAGTTCCAGAATTTAACGGTGTAAAATTGTTGACTAAGGAACTGTAAACATAGTGACAATGACAAAGGTAGTGGCCACATAGGCCACTGCCTTTTATTTTATTATTACTATAACATAAGTGATAGTTTATGTTGTTACATTAACGCCTGTTATAGTAAACGGTGCAAGGGCAAGCGGTGCAAGGGTGCGACGGTGCATTGAGGCCGTGTCAGTACCTTTGCAACAGGCAAGGGGGGGGGCATATCCTATATAGCAGAAGGGCCACGCGCCTATAACCCACCCACCCGCCTTGCAAAAATCAAAATAGTTCAAGTATTCACCCTCCCCACCCGCCTACTAAAATTCGGTTTGCATCAAGTAATCTAACACATCTCCACCACTAAATTCCGACCCTCAAATATATACGCGATTCATCTCCTCCAAATCCAGCGCGTTTCTCAAATCCAATTACATCTAAATTGTGGTTATAATCACGTATTGACTTCCCACGCTCCCCCACATTAAAATTCATACATCGCTAACCACACAAAGCAGATTCATTATGCAATCACAATCTAAAGCTAAAAATCCACACTACTTTAAAGATGTATCGAACCTGGATACCGTGGATGTATATCGCGTGCTTGAACTTTTCAATGTGGTTAATCCATGTGTACAACACGCGGTTAAGAAGTTATTATGTAGCGGTGTGAGAAACGGTGGCAAAACCGAAACCCAAGATATTCAAGAAGCGATTGATTCGCTTAACCGATTTATGGAAATGAAAGCTGAAGACAATGCCGGCGAAGAAACGACCACAATTGACTTACGATCAATTGCTAAATACCCTAGTTGAACAAAGGCGCGAGCAACTGGACAGAACGCTTCGCGAACTAGTTGAACAAATTGTAGCAGAAACTTTTAATAGCAATAGTGAGCAGCAACGTAAACTATCCCAAAAACGGAAGCATCAAGAACCCGATGTTGCTGCTATTATTGATAAACTATATAATGAACTTCCATTTGTAGGAATTATGATCCATGGCTATAAACATCCGCACTAAAGGTGCAAACGGCGAGCGCGAAGTTTGTGATTTATTGAACAAACTTCTGCAACCTATCCTTGATAAACACGGTATCAGTCAACCTGAGAAACCTGTGTTCCAGCGTAACCAAAATCAAACTGCTGTAGGCGGTTCTGATATTACGAATCCGTTCGACCTGTGTATTGAGGTTAAACGGCAGGAACAGCTTAATATCAACACTTGGTGGCAGCAATGTTTAACTGCTTCCAACGAGTTTGGCGGCATCCCCATCTTAATTTACCGTCAGAATGGTAAACGGAAGTGGAATGTGGTTATGTTTGGCATGATTGCAGTAGGCGGCCCGGATCTGTTAGCGACTTACCGCGTGAGTTTAGACCAAGCAGATTTTGAAAATTGGTTTACGCGCTATGTTGATCGCTATTTAGGAGAGCATGATGTATTTAAGCGCGGATAATATGGGTGCGTTCCCGAGTAGTGTTGTTATGGTATATCTAGATGGTGTACAACAGTTCCATTGTCTGGAAGTGGACAATGTGAAAGGGTATATCAAACGTTATAAACCTGTCGATCCTGCGAACCCACGAAAAGGGTGTGTTACAAAGGACGGCGAATTTGTGACTGAAAGAGTAGAAGGAAAAGTGAGTATTGTATGGTAAAAGTTAATTGTCAGTATTGGCACGAGCAAGCTGGCGAAGTTGTGATTTTGAACATTGTGCCGTTGTATTCGTCATATCCACAAGTGGACGTGATTGTGTTCCGCGATAGTGATGGTGCTGAATTTTGTCAGCAATCCGACCGATTTATCGAACAATGTCGAGGGTTATCATGATTGTTGAGTGGATTCAACTGCCTGACGGTGAAAGTGCTGTGATTAAAAGAGGTAGTAAGCCACGATGTGTTGCTGGATTTGAAGCATTTTCAACTAAACAGCACCCTGCACCTAAAAATGTGATGCTTTATTGCATTAATCGCTATGGTGTGGGGCGTTTAGGGTCTATTCAAGACGATGATATAGGTTGGTATCCGTTACCTGCTTCTCCTATCATTAAATAGTGTGAACCGCTTGCCGTTGCAAGCGGTTTTATGTATTATATATGGGTAATTAACTAGGATCATGATTATGTTGACGCTTAAATCCATTTTAGACTGGAGATTTCTCCCTCGAAAATTCCAAGCATGGTTATTCAATCGTGCAACAAACATGATTGAATTTATCAATTTGGCTTGTTTGATTGGGGTGTTCGTCGTTCTTTTTATTGATGACGGTGGTATGTATGAGGTTCAAACGTATCACAAGCTACAAACTTTGCCGGAATCCTATGTTTTGACGGTGCTTGGTGGTACAATACTCCTGCAATCGTTGCCTTTGTTACTAAAGGGGTTGCACAAGACTGCTGTTAGCGGTTATGCACTGTTGTTTTCGGGTTTGGTGTGGTTTGTTATCAGTGCTGCTTATGTTGCAAGTTACCCTCCGTTGAACTTGGGCATGGTGTTTGCTCCTATATTCAGTTTCCTGTGTGTATTAGCAGGGCGAAATTTGATTGTATTCTCCGTTGAATTAGAAAAAAGAAAATCTTACTCATTTGGTTTTAAAAAGGATAAGTGATGGACTTGACGGTTATGTTTCCGTTAGGTGTAATCTTTAGCATTATCGGTGGGATACTTGGCTCATTATGGGCTAGTTTGGAAGATAGAGACTCAAAAGGGCGCATTCTTTTCGAGGGATTAATCTCCGCTATCTGTTCTGCTGCTGTTGTAGAAAATTACTTGCCTGTCGGTAAAATTTGGCTTTGTGGGGCTTGCGGCATCATCGTTGGCCTTTTGGTAGGCCATGCGTTGGATGTGGTTAAAATCATCGCTCCTGCTGTGATTAAGAACTTCATAGAACGTATGGCGGAAAAATTCTTAGGTTATAAGAAAGAAGATAAGAATGAGTGAATTAGCATGGATCGCGGAAGCGCGAAAGCACATCGGGATGAAAGAGATTCCGGGCCCTAAACATCATCCGACTATTGTTAAATGGTTGACTAAGTTGCGAGCTTGGTGGAAAGATGATGAAACTCCGTGGTGTGGTACTTTTGTCGCACACTGTCTGGAGGAAGCTGGTCGACCTCTTCCAAAGAACTGGATGCGAGCTAAGGAATACGAAAACTATGGTACGAAATTGACTCGCCCTGCTTACGGTTGCATTGCAACCATGTCGCGTCAGGGTGGCGGCCACGTTGCTTTTGTGGTAGGCGAGGTCAGCAAAGGTGGCGATCTGCTGTTGCTAGGTGGCAATCAGGGCAACAGCGTCAGCATTGCACGTTTCCCACGCTCGCGCATTACAGCTTACACATGGCCGGACGCTGCGGACGGTAAACCATCTCAGCCTAATCCGTCACGTTATACTTTACCTTTGGGAACTGCTGCATACAGCTCAAGCGAGGCTTAAATGCACCAAGAGTTCTTTAATCAACGATTGAAAGAGTGCGAAGAGAAGCGTTATAATGCTTCTGTTGTCGCAGATTTTAAGAGTTTTCAATACTGGGATGCTGAATACGAAAACTATAAACGTATGCAGATCCAGTGGGAAAACATGGTTAAGAATGAAAAAGGAGAGCAATAATGCCTTACGTTTGGCTCGGTGGAGCAATTCTTCTGTTTGTTTTAGCAGTTACTAATGTTTTTACTGTGAGTAAGATTAACCACAATAAACAAACGATCAACAACTTGGAACAGAAAGTTCAGGAAAAAGATGCTTCTATTAAAGCGATGGAAGTATCCCACGAGAAAGTGAAGGTTCGCAATGAAACTCAAGCAGAAATTAATTCTCGCCCTGCTAGTGATGTTGACGGCAAGCTGCGGAGCGATTGGCAAAAGGACTAGTCGCACACCTGTGGTTATCGACACCGCTTGCGATTGGGTTAAGCCTATTTATGTGAGTAAGGACGATGTGTTCACAGACAATACCGCGTCCCAATTACTTATTCATAATGAAACTTGGAAAAGTAATTGCACTCAATAACTTGCAATGTTAAGGGGTTTATGTTTATAATACCAGTAATATCTACTGGATTATAAATATGAACCCCTATGATTTATTAGACGCTAATCTTCGCGCTCCGGATCTATCCGAAGATGAAAAAGCATTGCGCGACTTGTTCTGCATTGAATACGTTAAAGATTTTAACGAAGTGCAGGCGTGTATCCGTATGGGTTTCATGGCCTCATATGCGGCAACTTACGGTCAACGGTATCTGGAAGAACCTTATGTTCAGCGTCAAATTGCTTCATTACAGCGTAAGCAACAACTTACAGAAGATGAACAGCGAGAAGAAGATAAAGCATTAATCATGGCCGTGTTGCGACAAGCTGCTCAACATGGCCCTTATGCGTCACGTGTCCAAGCAGCCAAACAGCTTGCAGTTATGCACGGTTTGGATAAAAATGAATCTGACGGTGGCGAAGAACAGTTAATCAACGCATTTAAAGAGTTTGCCTCCCAAGTACAAGGCTTGGATCAACAAAAGGATACAAAATGAGTAACGTCAAAGTCGATAAATTGCCTGCTCAATTAGCAGCTAACACTATCTACATTGTTAAAGATACTGCTGTAACAGCGACAGATGCTTCAGGACAGGTTGTTATCAATCTGCAAAGCGCATATTATGCCCACAATTATGCTGGCGTATCCTCTATGGATCAGTTGATGAAGCTGTTGGCTACAGATTTGTCGCCTGTTGTCCGTGTAATTGTTGCAGACGGTTCTATTCAGTTGCCTAAATCAACTGAATCTGCATCATCTACAAGCCCTGTAACGCCTCCTGTTGCACCGAAGCCGAGTGATACTGTAACGGTTACTCCGGGCGTTTTGAGTCGTGTGGTTGCTTATTTTGGCGACTCCACTAACGCACATTTAGGTCATGCAGCAGGCCAACTGGCTGATAAAGAAAATGCGGATTATCGTGTGGTTAATAATGCCCAAGGCGGTTCTTTGGCGGCTTATGCGTTGATGTCTATGGACGGTTCTCCATGTTTTCTGACGTTTAATGTGGATCAATTGCCTGCTAAAGCTCCAGGCGTTACGGTGGACGCTGTGTTGTCTTTTGGTAAAGATGTAGTTCCATTCTCCATGCACTCTACTGTATGCGTGATTGATAAAGGCGACGGCACGTTGATCGAAATGTCTATTGTTGGTCAAAATACTAACGTGAAAATTTATCCACGTGAAAGCAAGGCGTTTCCGTTGGAAAAAGGTAAAGCATATCCGATTTATCTTAAAAATCACGGTTCTGTGGATAGCGTTTGTGTTATTGCAACAGCGAAGAACGACATCAACAGTGCTAATATCGGTAGCTGGCAAGAAACCCTTGAACGTATCAAGATGTACACTACAAAATGCGTGGAACAAGTGCAACCGAAGAGCAAACCGCGCTTTATCTTGTGTACAAACTGGGGCGACAGTTTGAATGAGGGTTACAATCCGGAAACTGCTGCTTTCCGTGTAAACCTTAAGGATCAGTATAACACTTGGTTGAAAACAACTTACCCACGAAACACTGTGGATATTGAAGCATATATTCTGGGCGAACAAGTGTGGAAAGACTGCAATGTTACACCAACACAAGACGATCTGAATATGCAGAAAACCAAGCGTCTGCCTAAGTCATTGTCAAGTGATGGTGGCGCACACTTGAAAGAGAACGTTCGGACAGAAGTAGTTAAGTTGATCAACAAGCGTATTAAAGAACTTGGTTACTTATAATGGCTCGCGTTTCGGATATTTTATTGAAAAGACAGATGTCGCGATGGTATCCACTTATCGCGCATCCTGTTCAACTGGCGTTGGATAAGGCAGTGGAAGACGGTATCCGCTTCCCTGTCGTTCCTGCTGGTCGGCGTTCGGGTAAAACCGAACGCGCTAAACGCTTTTTAGCTCGCCAGGCAATGTGGTATCCGAATGAAAAATACTTTGCGGCTGCTCCTACCGTATCGCAAGCGAAGAAAATTTGGTGGGACGACCTAAAATCATTGACGTTATCTTGTATGCACCCAAGACAACCGTCTGAATCCGAATTGAAGATTTATTTGCCCAACGGTACTGAAATTCATATTATTGGTTTGGACCAACCTCAACGCATCGAGGGTATTAACTGGACTGGCGGTATTATCGACGAGATTGCGGACGTTAAAGGGTCTGCATTGCAAGAAAACATCATGCCTGCATTGAACACTGTTAATCCAACTCGACCTTATTATCGCGCGTGGTGTTGGTTCATTGGTGTGCCTGACGGTCTTAACCACTACTATGAAATGTATGAGTACGCTAAGACAGGCAACGATCCGGATTACAAAGTGTTCCACTGGAAGTCTGAGGAGATTTTGCCTGCTGACGTGATTGAAGCTGCGAAGCGAACTATGTCTAAACGTCAGTATATGCAGGAGTATTGTGCTTCGTTTGAAACTGCCAGCGGTCGTATTTATGAAGATTATGGGTATGATAACTGGACAAATGATACCATCAAGCCTGATGAAGAATTGCACTGGTCACACGACCAAAACTTCACGCCGTTGTCGTCTTGTATTGCGGTTATTCGCAACGGTATCCCATTCTTCTTAGATGAAATTGTGTTGGAAAGTGCAGTATCACGCCAAAGTGCTGAAGAATTTGTTGAAAAATTCAAAGACCATAAAAATAAGAAGGTTTATATCTATGGGGATCCTGCTGGACGTGCAGGGGAGAAACACGGTCACAAATCTGACTATGACGAGATTGAAGATGTTCTCCGTTCAAATGGTTGGAAGTTTGAACGTCGCGTTAAATATTCACATCCGTCTATCAAAGATAGGCAGAATGCTGTTCGTGCAATGATTAGAACAGCTGATGATAAAATCCGCCTTTACGTCAACCCTAAAAATGCTGTATATTGCCATAAAGGTTTAAGCACTGTTCAGCTTAAGCAAGGCTCTACATACCAAGAAGACCAAACTAACCAATATCAGCATATCACAACTGCTATCGGTTATTTTATTGACTGGATGTGGCCATTAGGAAGTATTAAGATTAATTCTCAAGTAACGACAGGTCATTATTAAAATGAGTATTCCTTTACTGGTAGCATTCTCGGGAGGCAGGACTTCTGCTTATATGTCCCATTTAATCAATTCTAAACAGGTATGTACAGAATACGAACCTCACTTTGTGTTCTGTAATACAGGTCTGGAGCATGAAGATACTTTACGCTTCGTGAACGAAGTCGATAAAAACTATTAGACAATAAAGTAGTGTGGTTAGAAGCAGTTGTTAATCCTGAAAAGGGTAAAGGTATCCGTCATAAATTTGTAACATACGAAACCGCTTCGCGAAAAGGGGAGCCTTACGAAGCAGTTATGCAAAAGTATCAAGTTCCTGGAATGACTACGCCTATATGCACTGACAGACTTAAAACAACCGTAATAACCTCTTATTTAAGAGAAACGTTTAAAACTACTAAGATTACAAGAGCTTTAGGAATCCGTGCAGATGAAACCCGAAGGGCTAAGGAAAAGGCTTTAGTAATATATCCGCTTGTTGATTTAGATATCGATAAGTATGACGTATTAGAGTTTTGCGCTCAATTTGAATGGGATTTAAGAATACCCGAACATCTAGGTAATTGTGTCACGTGTTTTAAAAAATCTGATCGCAAGTTAGTACAGGCTTACAATGATGCGCCTGAATATTTCCATATACTTAATGATATGATTTTAAGAAAGGGCGAGGAGGCACATCCGTTCCGTAAATACAGGACTGTGATAGACATTATTAACCTTGCTAAAGAAGTTGGAGATACTTCTAATTTACCTAATTTGGACGGTGGATGTTCAGAATCCTGTGAATTTATGGAGACCATGTAATGAGTATTCAATCAACACATCCAGACTATGACAATAAAGTTCAAGACTGGGAAACTATTCGCGACGTGTATAAGGGCGAACGGCATATTAAATCCAAAGGTCTTAAGTATTTGCCTTCTACTAAAGGTATGCAGTTGGACGGTATGGGCGTGGGTCAATTGGGTTTGGAGAGTTATAACGCCTACAAAATGCGAGCGGTGTTCCCCGAATATACCAAGCAAGCTATTGATAACTTCATCGGTATGCTGTGGCGAAAACCGCCTGTTATTAAACTGCCTAGCACTATGGAGTCCATGCGCGATAATGCAACACTAACAGGCGAAAGCCTTGTTTCCCTGCTACGGCGCATTAACCATGAACAGCTTATGACTGGTCGCTGTGGCATTATGTTGGACTTGCCTGAAAGCAACGAACTCAATGCGATGCCTTACATTGCATTTTACGCTGCTGAAGCGATCCGTAACTGGGATGATAACCACACTGCGGAGGGTCGCAGCGAATTGAATCTTGTTGTATTGGACGAAAGTTCCCTGAAGCGTACAGATTCGTTCACTTGGTCAACTTACGAAAAATATCGTTTGCTGTTGCTGGGCGAATTGGACAAGAACGAAACTGTGGGAACTGCTGTTTACAATGAAGGCGTATTTACTCAAGATAGTGGATTAAACTACACGCCAACAAACATGATTACTCCAATGTTCCGCGGCAAAACGTTGACAGAAGTTCCTTTTGTGTTCATCAACACTAAGGACTTGCAATGCGAACCTGACGATACTCCTTTGTTGCATCTTGCGAATCAATGTCTGACTATTTATCGAGGCGAGGCGGATTACCGTCAATCTTTGTTTATGCAAGGACAGGATACTTTGGTTGTGATTGGTGGTGTCCGCAAGAAAGAAGATGAACAGATTCGCACTGGTACAGGCGCAATGTTGCACGTTGAACAAGGTGGGGATGCTAAATATATCGGTGTTGATGGTCGTGGTTTACCCGAACAGCGTTATGCACTGGTAAACGACCGCTTACGCGCTGAGATTACAGCAGGTCAATTGACTAATACAAGCGACAAAGTGGAATCCGGCATTGCAATGCAAACACGCCTGGGCGCACAAACTTCCACGCTTGCACAAATTGCTATTACTGCTGCTAAAGGCTTGGAACGTATCCTTCGCATTTGTGCTGAGTGGATTGGTGCAAACCCTGAAGAAGTTGAAGTTCAACCTAACCTTGAATTTGCAACCAACGAGCTTGATGGCCAAACCTTGCTGATGTATATGCAAGCTAAACAGTTGGGCGCACCTATTTCCAATGAATCCTTGCATAAACTGATGGTTTCTAAAGGTATGACAGTGATGCCGTTCCAAGAAGAACTGAAGTTAGCTGAACAAGAGCTTAAAGAAGCTCAGGAAAAGGGTGTTGCCCAAGAAGCTGATAAGGGTTACAATAAAAACTCTTCTCAAGATCCTGCCAATGGTGGTAAGGGTACAAATAACTTTAACAAGGAGTAAGACATGGGTCTTAAAATTGTAGTAGATAAACTAGACGATGTTGACAGCAAGTACCATGACCTTTATACCGAGCGCGATGGTAAATACCATCTAACTGGTGTGGAGGGCATGAAAACTCAAGACGATGTTGACCGCTTGCAAACCGCGCTGACCAAAGAGCGCAATGACCACAAAGGTCTGAAAGAGCGCGTGAAGCTGCTGGGTGACCGCAAGATCGAAGATGTGGTTAAAGACTTGGATCGCATCCCCGAATTGGAAGCTGCTGCTAAAGGTGCGGATAATGTCGATGAATTGGTCGAAGCTAAACTCAAAGCGCGAATTGCACCTGTGGAACGTGAACGCGACAAGTTGCAAAAAGATCTTCAAGAAAAAGAAGCTGCTATTGCAACCTTTGAAGCTAAAGACCGCACTCGCAAGATTCATGACAGCGTCCGTGAAGCTATTAACAAACAACAAGGTTTTCAACCTTCAGCAGTAGAAGACGCTTTGTACATTGCTGAACGTGTGTTCGAAGTGGACGAAAATGGTCGCGTTATTGCGCGTGATGGTGTGGGTGTAACTCCGGGCATTGAACCGACAGTGTGGTTACAAGAAGTTCAACAAACACGTCCGCACTGGTGGGGCCCGAATGTAGGTGGTGGCGCTGGCGGTAATGCTGGTGGCAAATCAGGTACTGCGAATCCATGGACTAACGAAAATTGGAATATGACTGAACAAGGTCGTATCCTCCGTGAAAATCCGCAATTAGCAGAACAAATGGCTAAATCAGCTGGCACTACTATTGGCGGTAGTCGTCCTGCTGCTAAAAAATAATCCTTGACAAGCAAAAAGCGGTCGTGTTACATTACAATCAATGTGACATGGTCGCTTTTTTGTTGGGCTTATGGTCTGTGATGATAGGGCTCAGAATTACCTTTACTATTCATTTTGGAGTTAAAAATGGCAACAACTCGCATTTCTGATGTGGTGGTTCCTGAGATTTTCAGTCCCTACGTCATGAAGACTACTCAAGAAAAATCTCGTTTGATCCAATCCGGCGCATTGACTATGGACTCGCGTCTGTCTGCACACTTGTCCGGCGGTGGTTTGACTTTCAACGAACCGTTCTGGAAAGATCTTGCAAACGAAGACGACAACGTTTCCAACGATGACGAAACCCAAAAATCAACACCAAGTAAAATCACTACTGGTGCTGAAGTTCAAGTCCGTTTGTCACGTAACAAATCTTGGTCTGCAATGGACTTGACTGGCGACTTGGCAGGTTCCGATCCTATGTCCGCTATTGCCAGCCGTGTATCCAACTACTGGACTCGCCGTTTGCAACAAATTTTCATCGCAACTATGAAAGGCGTATTTGCAGATAACGCTGCTGCTCCTACCGCCAGCGAACACGTTCAAAACGACTTGACCTACAATATTTCCAGCAGTGCTTACAGCGCCACAACCAAGTTCTCCGCTGCTGCTTTCATTGACGCTACTGCAACAATGGGCGACAGCATGAGCGACTTGTCCATGGTTATGGTTCACAGCGTCGTGTATGCACAAATGCTGAAAAATAACTTGATCGACTTCATCCCGGTATCTATCAACAACCAAGCAATCACTGTGGCCACATTCTTGGGTCGCGAAGTAATTGTTGACGACAGTATGCCGCAGAAAAATGGTGTGTTTGAATCATGGTTGTTCTCCGCCGGCGCAATCCGCCTGGGCATGGGTTCTCCTGCTGTTCCTACCGAAATCGAACGCTCCGCCGCGTCTGGTAATGGTGGTGGCCAAGAAACCTTGTACAGCCGTCAAGAACTGTGTATCCATCCAGTTGGTCATGCGTTCGTTGGTTCTGCTGTTAATGGTGGCCCTTCTAACGCCGACAGCGCAAACAACCTCGCGAATGCTAACTCTTGGAAACGTGTGTTCCCTGAGCGCAAACAAATCAAGATTGCTCGTCTGATTACTCGCGAAATGGCGTAACTAATAAACAGGCGATGACTGTGGTTATCGCCTGTTTTAATGGAGACTAACATGGATAAAGTAATTGAATCTTTGAAACAACTGGACGTTGAAAACGACAACCATTGGACGGCTGATGGTTTGCCACGTTTGGACACTGTGCGAATGCTGACTTCTGACGCTGGTTTAACTCGTGAGAAACTGGAAGCTATTGCTCCAGGCTTCAATCGTACTAACGCGCAAACTTGGGAAGAGCCTGAACAGGATAATTCCAAAAGTGTACAAGATGCGCCAAAAGAGCAAGCACAATCCGAGGGAGATAACACACAAACTCCAACGGAAGAAGCTGAAACAAGCGCGTCAGCAGATCAGTCAAACGATACCGGACAGCCTTCGGAAACTGAAACCGAACAGGCAAGCGAAGTGGAAGCATATGAAGATGCGTTAAAAGTTTTGCAAGAATGTGAAGCTGAAACCGCAAAAGCATTGCAACTGCAAGCTGATGCAAACGCTAAAGTGGCTGAAGCGTTACAAGCGGAAGACATTGCTCGTAAACGTGTGGACAGCTTAACACCTGAAGAAAAGGTTGAAGATGTTGTTCAACGCTACTTGCGAAACCAAGCTAAGGCTTTGGAAGATCAAGCTAAATTAGCTGCTCAGATCACTGAAAGCGGTATTGACTTGAAAGCATTGCGTGAACAACTGGAGCTTTCTCCGCTGGATACCGCGTTGTCCCAACGTAGATAAGGCAAAGAGCTATGACGATTATATTAGAAGATGGAAGTGTGGTTAATAACGCTAACAGCTATGTAACAGTTGAAGAAGCGGATAATTATTTCACACTTCGCAATAATAGTGAATGGCTGACACTTGAGAACGCCCAAAAAGTAGCGTTGATTGTAAGTGCTGTTGACTACATTGAACTTCGATATGGTCGTCGCTTCATTGGAACAGCTAAGAGTCCCAAACAGGCTCTTAGCTGGCCACGTGTGCAAACTGGGCTGCAAGAATTAATCCCAACAGCTTTGAAAAAAGCTGTTTTTGAGTATGCTATCATTGCAAAGAACGGGCCTTTAGCCCCTAATCCGAAGTATGACGAAAGCGGAGTTCCTTTAATTACACGTCGCGAAAAAGTAGGCCCTTTGGAAACCGAATATCGCCATCCATCATTGCTTGATGGCTTTCAGATGAGCGATTGGCGTTCATATCCATTTGCGGACGGTTTAATTGAACCGTTACTTAAATGCGATTATGCTAATCGTGTGATAAGGAACTGATATGGCAGTTCCTGACAAGTATAAATGGGCTGAACGGCTTATTGATAAACACGGTCGTGATGTTACCCTGCAAGTATTATCCGAAGTTCCTGCTGAAGCGGATAAGCCTTGGAAGGGTAATAAACTGGCTGTAACCACACAATATCAGGATCGTGTTGCTGTTATCCCTGCATATACTATGCACAATAATCTCGGTATTCTTGGATATAGTAGTGATTTATTACAACGGTTCGAGGAACTTGTAATTTGTCCGCCTACTGAGAATTATGATAACGTTAAAGTTATCATTGACGGCGGTATCAAATGGCGTGTAGAATGGGTGTCCATCTTGCGCCCGGGCAACGAAACTATTTTGTATCTATTTGGAGTTAAACGATGAAATTTAACGAAGCTCGTGATGAGATGTTAAGTCTTGTCGATAACCTTTTAGACTGCAAAATTGTGTGGCCAGATACTGCTGAAGTAGTACCGAGTAGCGAAGAGGCATGGGCGCGTGTTACAATCAACCACGTGACAGGCGGCCAAGCGTCATTAGGCAGTTTTGATTCTGCTCGCAGGTGGGATAGATCTGGAATCCTTATTATTCAGATTTTTACTCCAATGGGCGATGGAAATTCCATGGCGTATGACTTAGCCCAGACTTTAGTGGATGGTTTGCAGCTCAAACGTGAGGGCTGTGTTACACTCCGGAATGTTACGCTCAACGAAGTAGGCGCCAGTGGGGCGTTTTATCAAATGAATGTAACTTGTACTTTTTCATACGATGATATAAGGTGACTAAAATGGCACAATGTAAGTCCAATAAAATGGATTCCAATTTTACCGAACTGCGATACGCGGAAGAGGAATGTTTGAAACAACTGCCCGCCAACCCTGTTTGGAACCCTTTGGAGCCTAACAGCTATCAAGATTTTGGTGGTCAAATTACAACAACCGCCCGCGAACCTATTTCAGCATCACGCCAGCGCAAAAAAGGTAGCGTGACTGACTTGGAAGCAAGTGGCGGCTTTACTCAAGACTTAACTGTTGACAACAGCTTCAATCTGTTGCAAGGTTTCCTGTTTGCAGACGTTCGCGAAAAAGCTACGACTAAACCGACCAATGAAGCAGCTATTAAGGTTACAGGCGTTACTGCTGCCAATAAGACCATTGCTGCTGCAAGTGGTATGGATAAATTCGCAGCAGATGCTTTGATTAAGCTGTCAGGTTTCAAAAATACACAAAATAACGGCTTGTTCACTGTTGCCAGTTCAACCGCGACAGGTGTGGTTACTGCTGAAGCCTTGTTGGACGAAACTCCAGCAGACACTGCTAAGGTGGAACAAGTTGGTATGAAACTTACTGCCCCGAACTTGTCTATGCAGGGTAAATACTTGCGAATGACTGGCAGCAATTTGAATAAACTGGGTTTGATTCCAGGCGAATGGGTGTTCATTGGTGGCGATGAAGCTACTACACGTTACGTCAACAACGTGGGCTTCGCTCGTGTAATGACTGTGGAAGCAGGTTATATCGATTTCGACAAAACTTCCTTCACGCCTAAACCTGAATCAGGTACAGGTAAAAGCATTCATCTTTACTTCGGTTCAGTGCTGAAAAACGAAAGTGATCCGTCACTGATTAAACGCCGTTCTTATCAACTGGAACGCTTCCTGGGCAATGATGAAAATGGTAAAATGAGTGAATATCTTGTTGGTGCTATTGCTAATGAGTTGACCATTAATGTGTCTAATTCAGACAAAGTAACCATTGACATGAGTTTCGTTGCTTTGGATAACGAACAGCGTGATGGTCGTGCAGGTTTGAAAGATGGTTCGCGTCCTGTGGGTGTGCCACAAGCTGCTTTCAACACTTCGTCCGATTTCAGTCGTATTAAATTGGCTGAAGTGGTTCCAGATGCAGCCCCTAACGCGCTGTTTGCGTTTGCTACGGAGCTGTCCATTACCATTAACAACAATGTAACCTCTTCCAAGGCCATTGGTGTATTGGGCGGTATTGACGCGGCAGCAGGTATGTTTGAGGTCGGTGGTAATATGACCGCCTACTTTGCGGACATTAAAGCTGTTCAAGCAGTCCGCAATAATGCAGACGTAACGTTGGATATCGCTATGGTTAACAAAGACGGTGCATTGCTGTTCGACATTCCATTGCTCACATTGGGTGACGGTCGTTTGAATGTTGAAAAAGATCAGGCAATCATGCTGCCTTTGGAAACTCAAGCGGTTGAAAGTGCGTTTGGCCACACGTTGCTGATCCAGCAATTTAAATACTTGCCAAGTGTAGCTCAATCAATGTAAAATAAAAGGGTGCTTTTCGCACCCTTTTATTTTATCTAACGTTGGAGTAAATCATGTCATTATTTAAACAGTTCAAAACAGACGCATCTTTGGAAACTAAAGGCGTTATTATTCAATACGGTTATACCGAAGACAATAAACCCATTCAGATTAAAATCTGTCGTGCAGGCGGTGCGAACACTGCTTACAGCCGCGTCTTGGAATCAAAGGTTAAACCATACCGCCGTCAAATCCAAAATGACACAATGGATCGCGATACCATGATCGCTATCATGCGCGAAGTGTTTGCCGACACTGTGGTTATCGGTTGGGAAAACGTGCAAGACAAAGACGGCAATGACTTGGCGTTTAACCGTACTAACGTCATCAAATTGTTTGAGGAATTGCCTGAACTGTTTGAAGATATTCAGGCTCAAGCTAACAACGTTGCTATCTTCCGCGAAGAAATCTTAGCGAGCGAAGCAAAAAACTAATTGAAGTCCTGCTCTATCAGATGGAGCAGGGCCCAACTGAAGCAGAAATCATCAGGCAGTGCAAGCAACATAAAATGCGCCTGCCTGATGCAATCCTAAATGCCCCAACTTTACAACCAGGATTAGAATTATATTTAGCTGCCTTTATGGATTTGAGTACCACGCGGCAGCTATGTATGGGAGAAGGGCCTATTCCTTGGAATTATATTAAAGATTGGGGCATTTACAATAAATTGGACGACGAACAAATGTATGCTTTATTCCATCATATCCGTTTAATGGATAATGAGTATTTATCATACAGGGCTAAGAAAGCTAAACAAAAATGAACATGAAGGACGCTGGCAAACTGCTAATCGAATTTGCTAACCAACATCTGGAAGAAACTGTGTCCAATGTGGTTAGAAAAACCGCGTCTGCAATCCATGCGAATATTGTTGTCGGAACTCCAATTAAAACAGGTAAGGCGCGATCCAACTGGGTTTTATCGTTGGGCGCGCCTACTTCTATTGTAATACCCACACATGGCATCACAGAAAGTATCTCCGAAACTTTAGCGGAAGCTGAAGTTGTCATTCGTCGTCACAAGACAGGCGACAGTATCTATATTACTAATAGTGTTGATTATATTGTTAGCCTTAATGAAGGTAGTTCTAAGCAAGCTCCTGCTGGATTTGTTGAAGGTGCAGTATTGATCGCAGATAAGACCGTTGCTAACTTATATCCTCAGATTATAAAGGGATTGAAATGACCGCGCATAACATTGGAATTGAAATTGAAGTAAGCGAAAAAGGTGTTCGCGTTGTCAAATCTTTTATTGATGATTTGGGTAGATCTGCGGATAAAGCAGGTGATTCGGTTGACAAAACCACGGAAGCTACTAAGCGTCTTAATAAATCTAAATTAGGTGGGATAACAAGCGAATTTGATAAATTTGCTTCCCATGTGGATAGAACGATTCATAAGATTCGCAGTCGCATGACTATGCTTGCAGCTTTGTTCGGTACTACAATTTCTACAGGTAGTATTATCAAAGCAATGGACGAATATACCAACTTACAAAATAAATTAAGATTGGTATCAGATTCGCAAGAGCATTTGAACGCTTTAACAGAAGAAATGTTCAAACTTGCTAACCGTACAAGAAGTGATGTAGGCTCAACTGCAACAGCATTTCAACGGTTTGACATGGCTTTAAGATCTGTTGGTAAGGGTCAAAAAGACTCTTTAATGGTAACAGAACAAATTAATAAAATGATTGCAATGTCAGGTAGGGGCGCTCAGGAAGCTGCTGCTTCTTTGTTGCAATTATCTCAAGCATTCTCCAAAGGTAAATTGGACGGCGACGAGTTCCGAACCGTTGCTGAAACCATGCCGATGTTTATGGATGCGCTTGCTAAGAAACTGGATACAACTCGAGGCGGTTTGCTCCAGATGCGTAAAGAGGGTAAAATCACTCTTGATGTGATGGTGGAAGCACTCCGAGAAGCTCAACCCGAAATCGATAAGGCATTTTCAAGCCTTCCTATGCGCGTATCTGACGCTTTAACTATTGTTAAAAATAACTGGATTAAATTTTGGGGAGAACTTGGCACAAGATTGGATTTCAGCCCTAAAGTTGCGGCTGCTCTATTGTGGTTATCAGAAAACTTTAAAACTTTAGCTGCTGTTGGTGTAGCAGCTATCACAGCTATTTCTATTGCGTTGACAGCTAAATTAATCCCTGCGGTAGTTAAGACGTTTGCAGCTATCATGGCGAACCCAATGGCATTCTTCTTAACTGCTTCCATTGCGGCTATTGTAGGTGTTATTACATATCTGAATCTGTATGAGGATGAACTTCGAAGTACAGAAACTACTGCTGCTCAAGTGGGTGTATTCTTCCTTGATATGTTTGATGCGATTAAAGCTGGCTGGGGTTTGATTTATGATGTAACTGTGGACGTATTAACCGCTATAACAGGTAAATCAGAAGATGAAGCTGGCAAGTGTACAAGTATTTTCCAGACATTCTTTGGAACTACAAATTCAGGTTTCTGGGGGTTGTTAGAAGTAGCTGGCAAAATTATGGATATGATTGCCAGTACTATGATGGGTACATTTGAATATGTAACCTATAACATTGGTGTTTACTGGGATAACGCTTTTACTTGGATTATGAATAAGGCTAAAGCGTTTGCAGGATGGTTCAACGATACTTTTGGGGGTGTAACGGATTTTGTAGGTGTATCTAATCCTTTTGCAAATGTAAACACTACTCCGGGACAAATGCGTGAAACTAAGTCCTTTCAAGATTCCCTGTTGCAGTCTGTAACCACAATTAGTGAGGACGCTGTTAAGAACGCGGCTGCTGCTCGTAAAGAGGCTCGTATAGCTGAAAAGAACCAACGTGATACGAACAAAAGCCTTCAGGATTTGCTTCGTAAGGATAATCCTGATGTAGCTCGCAAAGTTGCAGAAATGAACCGTCAAAATGATGCAGCTAAAAAAGCAGCTAAAGGCGGTCATGCAGGTAAATCCGAAAGTCAAACCTTTGCAGAAAAGACTGCTGAATTTGCGGAAAAGAATGCCCGTGCTTTGGATAAATATACAGGCGATTGTGCTAAGTATATCAACCGCGCTGTCGAAGCATTTGCTAAAAACTACAAACGCGCCGGCAGTGGCATTAATGTGGCTAGAAATGCAGTAGCCACAGGCAAATATAAATGGGTTAAATTTGACGAAAACTATACGCCACAAATCGGCGATATTCAATCTATGTCTTCGTGGACTAAACTGGGTCGCATACACGGGCATAGTGCTATGTTCACTAAAAGTGGATGGGTGTCCGACGCTAAACAAAAAACGTATGGCGATGGTCGTATCGGTGCAGCAGGTTACGATCAATACAATAAGCTGAAAAGCGGTGTTGGTCAATTGATGATTGCACGTCCTATCGACTCAAAAGTGGATAATCGTGTTTATAACAAAATCTACGAAAAACAAGAGAAAGCTCTTGAAAAACAGATTGATTACTATAATCAAATTATTGAGAAAACCGAGAAGGAAATCCAAAGTCTTACCATTGTGGGTAATGCGCGTCTTGCCGACATGAAAACAATGGAAATGATGGATTCCCTTAAACAGCATGATGTGGATCTGACAGCGGAACAGGTCGCAAAAGTAGCGGAATTGGCTTTGAAGTATGAAGAAGCTAAAGTCGCTCAAGAGCTTCGCGATATTGCTTCCAGTCGTGAAAAAGAGTTGACACAATTACGCGCCATTACTATCGAAGAAAAAGCTATTGCAAACTTCAATGATTACATTAACAGTAAACGTAAAGAGGGTATCTTCTTTACAGACGAGCAATTATCAAAACTTCGTGAAGAAAGCATTGAACACGCTAAGATTCTGGAATTAGAACAAGCTAAACTGAACGTTCATAAATCCCAAGTAGCTGAAGTTGAAAAACTCCGCATGGAACAACAAGCTATTATGGAAATGATGGCTTCAGGGGAAATGAGTGGGCCGTATGCTGACCGTAAGTTTCTTGCAAATCAAACTGCTATTGGACGTGCTAATCAGGGAATGGGCTTGAACGCTGATGGTTCCCCTATGACTAATTCGGTGCAGGATATATTTAGTGCTATGATGCTGGGTAAAGATCAGTTGTTGGAAGGTTATACAGGCACATTGAACGACCTTACAGATCAGTTCGGCACATTCTTTACTAACATTCAAGACGGTTTTGCGGACTCCATTGGCAAAGCTATTGTACAAGGCGACAACTTGAAAGATAGTCTTAAAAATGTGGCTAAACAAGGTTTACAAAGTTTGATTTCAGGTTTGGTTAAACTGGGTACTCAATGGGTTATCACTCAACTGATGATGTCTAGTACAAGTAAATCTACTTCCGCTGCTGCAACCACACAAGGAACAGCCCAAGCCTCGAGTCTTACAGCCGCATATGCGCCCGCTGCAACCTTAGCGAATACCGCTACATTCGGCGGCGCGTCGACTGCTGGTATGATTGGTATGATGGCGATTGTAGCGTTGGCTGCTGCCCTTCCTGCTATGTTAAGTAAAGGGTTCATGACAGGTGGTTATACAGGCTCCATGGCTGCAAATCAAATCGCAGGCGTTGTACACGGTCAGGAATATGTATTTGACGCGGACGCTACTAAGCGTATTGGCGTTCATAACTTGGAAGCATTGCGTAAAGGTGGTACAATTAGCAACGGTACTACAACATTGCAAACTTCTAATAATACGACCCAATTATCTGTCAACGTCAATATTGAAAATCATGCTCCGGGCGTAACGCACGAAGTACAACAAATTAGCGAAACTGAAGTGAGGATTATTGCTCGTGAAGAAGCTAAAGCGTATGTCAGTGCTCAATCAAGCAACCCTAACAGCGACATGAATAAGTCAATTAGACAGCAATATAACGTGACTCGGAGATACGGATGATATCATTTTTGTTAATTCCTGAAAGGGATACTTATTCTGTCGACGCGGATTATGGTGTGGTAACTACTAATACAGAAGGCGGAATGCCACGCCAAAGACGCGATCGTTTATCTACGTTATTTAAAATTAATGTAACATATTTATGCGTAGAAGAAGAATTTGAATACGCTATGCGATTCTTAAGAGCTGTTGCAGGTACTGAATTTAAAGCTCCTTTAGTATTGGATAGTTCTAAGATTGATTTATACAAAGTTAGACTTATATCTAGTGTTAATGTTACTGAGTTGAGTCCTTTAGTGCATAAGATTCAGTTTAGTTTAATAACAACAGGTAAACCCTATAACATTAATGAAGATTCTGGATATGCTTATATGTTATCTTTAAAACATACTAATTTTAGCAGTTACCTTGAAAAATTGACTAATGTGGATCTTTATCAAGGGTTAAGGAACTATCGATGATTACTCAAAGAGAGATTGACTTTTGGTTAAACAATGAAACCGAAATTGCTTATGACTGTATTGAAATAACCCACCCTTCTTTTTCAAAGTCTTACAGATTTGTACGCAATTATCCAGATACCCTTATTGTAACTCATGAAGATGGGAACAAGTATAGTTACGAGTATTGTCCGTTTACGTTACAGCTATCTAACTCTAGCGATAATTTAGACCAACAATTAAATATCGGGATCGGGGAAGTTGGCGGAGAATTAAGTTCTGAAATCCTTCGATTGAGAAATGGTAGTTATTCACATATTCCGCCAACTCTTATTTATCGTGTATATACATCTAATTATCTTACCGAACCTCTTAAAGTTTTTGACGGTTTGCAGATTATTAACGCTAAACGCAAAAAGGACGCTGTTGTATTTACAGCTCAACCGAAGAATTTAAATAACACTGAAACAGGCATAAAATATACGTTAAAATCATTCCCTTCTCTTAAAGGATTTATTTAATGTATCACGTTACTAACTACAACTGTTTGCATTATGCTCTTAATAAATTCAGAGAGTTCACAGGTATAAACATTCCTGTGGTTATTACAGACGGCAAATTAACTTCAGATACAACAGGACTTTTTCATAAATGCGAAAGTAATACTTCTGAGATTTGTATAGTATTTATGAGAAGTAATCAAGTTCATGTTGGTGTTTTAAATAACGGATTTGTTTATCATCTTGATGAGATGGGCGAACATAAAGACAACCTCTATAACATTCTTGCACTATATGGCAATGTTACTTTTTACGGATTAAATCAGAATGATTACAGTAATTCTAATTAACAATGTTTTAAATCCTTTTGACAATGAAGTGTTAAAAGGTAATTCTGTTATTGAGGTTTTAGAAGAGAAATTCCCACAAGGTTTTCCATTAAATTGGGATATTCTTCACGGTACTTGGGAAAATAAATGTGTGGTAACGCCTAAAACGCCTGAAGATATTGAAAAGCTGAACAGTTTGCAGGGGGTATTTTTTGTAATGCAAAGCCCTAAAGCGGCGGTTCCTGCATGGGTTTTTTACGCGATAGCTATTGTTGCTGCTGTCGCTGCTATTGTGTTAATGCCTAAGCCTGCGCTACCTAGCTTGGATGGTAGTAATTTAGCTTCCCCAAACAATTCCTTGTCCAATAGGGTTAATAGCCAGCGTTTGGGTGGACGTGTGCCAGATATCTTTGGTACAGTGTGGTCAATTCCAGACCTTATTAGTCCTACTTATAATTTCTATAATAACCACAAGCAATATGAATGTTCTCATTATGCGATTGGAGTAGGCAGTTATAATGTTGTAGGTGCGTATGAAGACACTACTAAAGTAGAACTTATTGATGGTTCTAATGTGGAAGTTTACGGTGTTAATACTAACTATCGTTCAAGTCCGCAAGTTGTATTTGGCGCACCGATTCCGCAAGTTGAATCCGCGAGAAGTCATTGGGCTATTAAAAAATACACGTCTATCAATGGACAAGAACTTTACGCGCCTAGCGAAACCATCACACTGGAAGATAATTCTTTATTTGTTTCAGGTGATGGTACGTTAACATTAACGCCAAGTTTTCAAAAAGAATACAATTTCACTACAATATGTAAGGTCGGGGATACTTTAGAATTAGACATGACTAATGTTACAAGCCCCTCAAATCAAATAGATTATACAGGTTACAATTTTTTATATAATCTACAGGATGTGACACCTGCTAAAGAGGAAGGCGAGACATCCGATAAAAAACAGGAACTTCTAGCAACAGTAGAACTTGCTAATAATTCAGAACAGAATTATATTCTCAGTGCAAGCCAAGAATTTTCTGCTGTGGGTATAGACTACGAGGGCAGGGAACATGATTTGGGCGAAAGTTACAACAAAGAAATTATCTTTGTCATGAATAATGCTTTCCGTCAAATCAAATTAACTGCTAAACTCTTAAATCTGCAACAAGTGAAATTAGAACAAGGTAAAGTTAAGACGGAATATTCAGCCAATAAAAACGATGGCGGACAACCGCCTCGCGTAATCAATTACACGCTTAAAGGCCAATACATTATCAAAGAAGTTACAGCGTCTTCTATTACACTGGATACTACACCGTCCCAGCAAAATTGGAATTTATTGCTTGCGACAAAGGAAACTCTATTAGCTCCTAAAACCGTAATCAATACTAGTGCGGAAGGGATTTGGTTAGGATGGTTCTATACAGATCACGGCGACCATTCCCATGTAATTTTAAATTTTAAAGCCCCTAATGGAATCTTTGCGGACTTTGGGGATAACTGGAAAGCATTGCCTATCCGTTTGCAAGTAGAGTCAGAAGTTATCGATGATAAAGGCGATGTTGTAGAGGGTACATTACACACTCAACAAGCAACCATCGCTTCACGTAAATGGGGTACGCATTACAGTAACGGCATTCGCATTAGTGATATCGAAGTTAAAAAACCAGCCGCAGTCACGATAACTGTCAACAACCCTAATTTTTCTAGGGGTATGCGTATGCGTGTCCGAGTGAAAAGAACAACACCTTTGTTCAAATATAAAGACGGTAACGTAAGTCAGCAGGTTAAATGGGAATCTATGTACGGAGTAATAGTGTTTCCGTCACAATATATTCCAAACGGAATAACCATTGCTTCCAGCAGAAGTCTTGCAACTGAAGGAGCTTTGTCAATCAAAGAAAGACGTTTAAAATTACAAGTAACTCGCTTAGTTAAAGACTGGAAGAACAATAATGCGCTCAAACAAAGTAACCGTATCGATGATATCCTATATCACATTGTAACCACAACAGGCGGTTATGATTCGAGTTACCTTAACATGGAGCAAATAACTGCTGAAGTCAACCGAAATATTGAATATTTTGGAACAGATTTATGCGCTCAATTTAATGGCACTTTTGACGATACTAAAATTTCTATTGAGGAAATGATTGACACTGTTGCACAAGCAGGATTTTTCCGGGCGTATCGTATGAACGGTAAAATATATCTACATTTCGATGCTATGGGTAATAATCCTGTTGCAAATTTTAACAGTGGTAATATTACTCCTGACAGTTTTGAATTGAGTGAAAGTTTCGGCCCGCGCAATGACTTTGATGGCGTAGAGTTGACTTATATTAACGGCGCGACTGGTTTAAGTGAAACTATGAAATTTCCAGAAAGTTCATTTAAACCACAAAAGTTAGAGATAAAAGGCGTTACAAACAAAGTCCAAGCGTATATGCACTGCCGAAGAACCCATTGGAAAAATATGTACGCTAATGTAAGCTGTGGATTTGAAGCAGCTGAAGAAACCATGTTAGTTATCCCGACTAATGTGGTTACTGTTGCAGAACAATACAACACTACATCGAAACAACTTATTATAGATGAAATTGATGGTCGTATTGTTTATTTCAACGAAGCTCATGGATTAACTTCTAAAGGGACATTGTTTGCACAATGTAATGACGGTAGCGTTGAAAAAATTGTATGCAGCCCTGTTATTGGCAATCCTTTTGCTGTACAATTACAATACGAATTCAAACGCATATTGCCGCAGGCGTTCTCTATTGCAGCTACTATCGTTGAATCTAATTTTGAACAAAACTTATATTTTATCTGCACTGAGAAAACAACTGGTTCTAACGTGTACACAAATAAAATCCAGTGCATTAACTATACGGATAAATATTACCAAAACGACCAAGATTTTAAATTAGGAAAGATTACATTATGACCATGCAACCTATCACATTAGAAGATTTGATTAACGCTAGTAAAGATGCAGATACTCTTGCTAAAGTAGTCAATGGTAATAGTAGTCAAGATGTCGTCAGTCGTTTGGGCGCACGTTATCCAACACTTGCAAAAGCATTGTCAAGTGTTTCTAACAATATACTCAACATAACCATTAAAACAGCTTTAAAATCAGAAATCCCTGCAACAGCAAATGAGGGCGAATTTGCTCTTGTTTATAATGATACATCTGTCAATAATGGTGTTTATGTGTATCGTAACCGAGAATGGATTAAAGTTACGATTTCGGACATCATGGGGAAACAAACGCATTCTTACGAATTCCACAATGTATTCATAAGAGCTAAAGGTTTATGGGATCCGGAAAATAAAGTTATTCATATGCAACCTGGAATCGGGATTGCATACATAAACTCTTTAGGAAACTCGATTGTAACTCCCAAAGTTAGTCAAATCAAAATTACAAGCAACGTTCTAACTGTACTTACAGTAAACGTTACTACTGGCGAATACAAGACTAGAGATTGGGGTTATCCGTATGCGTCGCTTTTTAATACGGAAGATTTGATTTTAGCAGTGATTTATGGTAATCACTGCTGGAGCAATATCATTGCCCCTATACCCGAAGTAAACACACTAGATTTGGATTGGAAATATTATCCAAGTAGTGTGAAAAATAAAGGGGTGTATTCTAATACGTCCGCTGTCTTCTATGGTAAATACAATTATAACAATGACAAAGATATTATTGTATGTTATAAGACAAACCGAACTCCTTTCGCATTTTATTATGACCACAAGGGTCAATATTTTAGTTTAAGTGTCCAATCTAAAAAAGTTGGCGACACTTATGAAGTGATGTGCAAAATTCCGCGAGGAACGTTTGCTTTCACTGTTGGTTGTCGTGAGGAGAATGCCCTTTGTAAAGTATGGAACGTTAGTTATTATACTCTTGATTTAGACATTGCTGAAATTCCGCTTTTTGCAAAAGAATCGTATGATACAAAAGAATCTTTGCAATTCGTGAAGGAATACTCTAACAAAGTTAAAAAACAATGTTCCATTATCGAGCCTATAAATAAACGTTACTCTTTGATGGCATTTTACGGTCAGTCGCTTGGTAAAGGTAATGAGACATGGCCACGATTAACAAGAACTCCTAAATATGATAATCTTATGTTGGGAACCGCACCTGTTGCACATGGTGGCGGTAACGATACGGCATACAATACCTTTACAGATTCAAATTTACACCCTTTGACAACCATAACAAGTTATGGCCCAACTGTTTATCAGGATTCTGAGGTTTCCACTTGGACGGCTGCTAACCAAGCTGCCGGCGAACCGCCTAACGTGGGATTTACAAACCATGCGAAATATTTGACTTTAAGGTCTAACGGTACTAATAGCAAGTTTGTGACCATCAATGCGTCTATTGGTGGTAAAACCATCGAACAGCTAAGTAAGAACAACACTCAAGATTCTTATAAACGATACAATGGTTTCGTTGACGGCGTTAAGAAAGCATTTAACGCTACTGAACAAGACATGAGTGTTTGTGCATTGGTATGGATGCAGGGCGAATATAATTACTATAATGTTGGCGGTTCCTGGAATTATCAAAGCTATCTTACACTGCTTAAACAATTACATAAAGACATGGTGTCGGATTGTTTAACTGTTACTAAACAACTGCATGAACCACTGTTCATTACATATCAAACAGGGGCGCAGTTTGCTAGAGATGTTGATAGCGCAGGTACTGAAGGTCTGCATATTGGGGAAGCCCAACTTCAATTCTCGCTAAAGACGGACAATGTAGTGTTAGCGACACCAAACTATCCTTATCCAGATAAAGGCGGTCATTTAGATCCTAACGGTAGTAGATGGATTGGCGAACAAATTGCTAAAGTGTGGCATCATGTCTGCGTTAAGGGAGAAGGTTGGGAACCTTTGCACCCAATCAAGACGGAATATGATGCTAACTGTCTTTATATTTGGTTCCATGTTCCAGTGCCACCGTTGCAATTCAAACAGTGTTTCTTACGCAATGCTTTGCATACAGCGCAGAATAACGGATTTGTTATTACACGCAATGGAACGCCTTTAACAATTCTAAGAGTTGAAATCGTTAAGGATGTTGGCGTTAAGATTGTGGTTAACGAATTATTGAACGGATCTGAAAAAGTTTGGTACGCAAGTCAAAAAACTCAGGGTCACGGTAACTTATGTGATTCTGATGCTTCTTTAGGTTCTGATAAATATGAATATTTACCGGGAACAGGAATGCTCGCGGAAGCGAATATTCCTGCACTTGTCAATAAGTATTACGAACTCAATAACTGGTCTGTTTCATTTATGAGGCCTGTTAATTGGACTATTGACCAATAGGTTCTAATACCACGCCTTCCATGCGGTCGCTGTCTGTCATGTTGCCATAGACAGCTTCCGCATTAATTTCGCTTTCAGTAAACCCGATATTGTCGGGTTTATTTCTTCTGCAAGGATCGGTAAAACCGACAGCCATTGCAATCAAAATCAAACCCAATACAATAAGTTCTACAACGTTTCTCATTATTTAGCTCCTAATTTTAAAATGCAGTAAAGTGGTATTTGTAAATCCCAACGGCAACCGCGCAAATTTTGCAAATGCGGAGGGTTTATGCTGTGGGTAATACCGTTGCTTACCTTTAGCAAAAACGCGCTATAACACGCGCTTTTGCTTAACCAATAAAACCATTATACTTTATATCAAGTATAATTCAAAGAACTAAATGTCGTTGTTTTCTTTATACCGCTGTTCAATTTGTCTTTCGATACGTTTACGCGCTTGCTCCCTACTTAAACGTGCGGATGGATACATACCACGAGTAGAATCTCTAACTCTAGCATCTACTGCATCTTCTATCCACCGTTTAACGATTATGCGCTGGTTGCTGTTATAGTTCATCGACAATCCACCCTTTTGAAAATTCATCCCAAGTTTCATTCAATGGAGCCCAATAGTGTTCGAAACAGCTTGCACATTTGCGAACAGACCTGCTGTGCCACACATAACCGTCGATAACCACATAAGGAAAGCTATGTTGGTGCAGACCGCCCTGTGTGGTTAATAACTTATCGTGTTGCAGTGTAACTAACGTGTAAAGTTTGCCGTCGTCAACAGCGTAGATTTTAGTCATTGCTGATAGCTCCTATCTCTTTCAAGATTTTGTAAGTTTCGTTGATATACCAATCATAATTGATATCAGTTGGGAACTCTTCAGGGAATTGTAAGCAAGGTTTGGCGCCATCGGAACGTGGTACTTTGTTCCCAGACTTAGCATACACAATTTCCCCTTCAATATTTTCCGCATAATACCAGCGGATCGACTTACCTAAGAACTCAATGTTGTCCTTAGACCATACTTTGACCGCCCCGCCTTTAACGCTTCGAACGCTGACAAACTCTTCAATATTCCGGCTTGCTTGGATCGTAGTTTCAACAGGCGTGTGCGAAGTTAAATATTCGCAAGCTGCACGGATGCAGATGGTATTTGTCGGGTTTTTGTGTAATTTGAAACCTGGATCATCTCCGTTCCACCAAGGATTCGCATACGCGCCCTTGAGCTTGACCCCACCTTTCGACTTGACAGCAATATAGTTATTAACATCACGTGAATAAAGTGCTTCATAGTAGGTTTCTTCCGTTTGCAAGGCGGTGTCCTGCTCCCATTGTTTAATGATAGCATTACACAATTCTTCTTGGCTTTCATGCGGTTTGATTACAATGCCATCGGTGTTCGCGCTAACCACATGGATCCCAGCCAACTCCAAGCGTTCAATTAACATTAGTAGAACTAATTGACCTGTAAGTGTCGTCTGAATAATAAGGTTCGGACTGTATAAACATGAATACATAGAACCGAATTTGCCGTAAGAACCGTTAATAACGATCTTCAGCGAGTTTGCGATAACTTTGTTGCCGGCTGCTTTTGCTTGTACACGTCTATCTACAATGTTGCGATAGATTTGCAGGAATACAGGGCCTAAATGCTGTGGGTATAGTCCAAGATTAAGGATAATGAATGGGTAGAATGACGTTACGTCAACATCTTTTAAAATGTAACCGTCTTTCTTATGGTGTGCAGCGCATGACTCGGTGCTATGCAACCCACCGATACCGATTTGATAAACAGAACCATTAATATCCAAGCGAAGTTGTTTAACTTGTTCAGGTAATGTAATGGATCCACTTTCGCCTACAACAAAGTCCGCGTTACGGATTGTATCAAACGCCCAATTCAATAACGGTGTACTGAACTTTAAGAAATGGGGGGCTTGGTACTTGTAAGTTGTTCCGGGCTGTATTGTGGGAACCTGTGGTCGCTGCCCTGTTACGCGCCGATACTCTTGGCGAATAACTTCTTCCGCAATTTGAGCATCTGATTTGGATCGTAAGTCGATACCCTCTTCATTAGACATATTATAGCGCAAATCTAAATGCGCTGATAAACAGTCATGAAGGTAAGTTGTAGCAGTTAAGTCGGCGTTGATGTTATACCAACGAGTAATAGCAATTTGTTCAGGGGATAACTCTTTGCTTGGTTCAAACGGCAAGTCTTGCATTTTTGGGGTATGCAACCGACCGCCGTAGATTTTAAGGTTAGCGGACAAAGGAGCAACTTCAATCAAATCAATGTGGTCATACTTACCCTTTTTGATTTTAAATTGCTTAAGGACATCTGCTGGACGCATTTGTTCCTCAATAAGCATATTACTCGCTTTTTTAAGTGCAGCGTTATCATAACCACACAAGGCAATCTGTGTAACCGTCAAGTCATAGTTGGAGCTGTAGAATCCGACCGTTGTGAAGTTTTCAAGAACCCATTTCAACTTAGGGATATTTAGTGGATGATTTTTAGTCATCTCGAAAAATATCACTTTACCTGTTACCACACTTTTAAAAGAAGCGATAAAGTAGTTGGAATAGGTTTCAATGTCGAATACAAGGCGCTCGCGGTTAGCGCAAGAGGTAATAAGATCGTCATCCGTCATTACAGGGACATTGAAAGTAATTGCCTCTTGCAATCCTGGCAAATAATCGTCCCTGAGCCATATAGGTTCAGGAGGTTGACGTTTGATTACTTCTGCTTTAGGCTTCTTTTCAGGCGGACGGTCTTCCCAAAACAAACCAAGTGCATCATTTCGCATTATAATTTCATCCCAATAATAACACCGCGTAAACGTTCCCCAAAGAAAGGACATGGGGCAGGGTATTTTGTAAAATCGGCTTTGTTTGCCACACCTTTGAGCAGGTGCAGCATTTCGATATTATACACGCCTTTCACATTGTGGTCACTAATGGAATAACTCGCACCAGCTTCGCTATCTTGGTGCGTAAACACTTTACCCTCTTCTAAAAAGATACGTCCCATTTTATCCACGAAAGGTTTGATTGTTTCTACACCAACAAATAAATCTTCATGTATTTCAACAGGGTTGATATTTTCTACGTTAAGGATACGTTGCGGATTAGGCCAGTCCGTACTGAAAAGCTGTGTTCGCAGCCAACGTTCGCCTGAATAGTGAAATGTAATGCTGTTGTCGTCCATTTGCGCGTGTGTGGGATATTCTTTGATCCGGAGCATTTCTTTGATTGCACTTAAGGGGACGTTGATTGGGAAAGGGAACGGGCTACCGAACCAGTATTCAACAAGGCAAACGTTATTAGTCGCAAATGCGCTTTCTTTGTCAATAAGGATACCATTACTCCATGGGCGTGATGCGTCATTACCCACAAATGGCAGCAGGGTTTCAAATGCTTTAATCAGTTGCTCGCCGTTAAACTCTACAAATGTTTCGCCTTCGGGTAAAACGTGTGGGGTTTCCCCTTCCAAACAATCGACAAATGCTTTAAACGCACCTGACTGAACTTTGAGCCGGCCTGTTGGAGTCATAGATAAAACGACTGTTTCGTTACAGTTACTGATCGCTTTAACCAGTTGTGAAGCGTTTGGGGTGCAGTCGATGTTGAACGGAATAGGACTATTTAACGCCATTTGACCGTTAAACGAACGTACAAAACCGCCTTCGATTTTAAAATGCGTCATAGCAGCCACAAAATCTTTTTTAGCGACTGCCCCTTGAACGAATTTGAGTGATTTTAACATTATAAAAACTTCCCGAGAATAAAACCAAACATAAATGACACAATACCCACATAGAAGCCTGTGATCATAGCAAGTGTAAATCGTTGCATTTAAAATAATCCTTGATTGTGAGCGCGAAAATGTGTGTAATCATTAGCAGCGTTCATCATTGCATTAATTACACCATAGGCCCAAAGGTTATAAGCTGCTCGGCTTTCGTAAACTGTGGATAATCTTTCATAAGTGAAGCCAGCTTCTTCAAGTGCTTTGTAAACTTTGTCCTGTTCCGCAGGGGTTAAATTGGAAACGTGTTGACCAGCAGTATGGCGCGAAGGGGATTTATCCGAGATAGATAACGGGCCCCATTGAGGCGTAACTATACCGCCAAACGCCGCAGATTGAATCCATGAAGATGAGTCAACCGAATACCACGGATAGAGTTCCATGATTGGGATTGCGGTAATACCAAACGCATGAACTTTTAGACGTGGACGACCTGAACCATCAACAAGGTATTTGTCCCATATCCTGTCCAACCACTTTTTCAGTGTATCACTTGAACGACCTACCATACCGCCTAAAGTGATATATGAGTAGTTCTGCACATACCATTCAAGATATCGCTCATCTTCCCCAAAGTGGAAGCAGGGTAAAGGGCGAACGCCTAATGCTTCCATGTGTAATTGGTTGCGATAGGTTTGCAATGGATCGCCAATACCGTCAAGTACCGAAGCCATTAAGTCGCCGTCTTCAACCCTTACAATGTCCATATTGCGTTTAAGATAATCACAATACTCGGGAAGATCAATTGTAACACCTAACGAATGCGCTGAGAATGCACCCGAGTCAATGAACACTTTTGCACCATCATGGCGCATTGCGTCAACATATTTTTGTCGGTTGACATAGTGATACGATTCGAGAATATTAGGTAGGTTTGCCACTAAGGTTTTTTCATGTTCGTTTAATTTGTGGTATCGCGCTCCGTTGTTTCCGGGCGCGTATCCGTTTGTATAAACAGCAGCAAGAAAAAGATTCATTGTTTAAATTCCAGTGTGGTCACTACTATAGGCTTTACTTCAGGAGCTTTAAAGTCGCAAGGTAAATCGTCAAGTTGTTTAGATAACAGTTCAATACAACGGACTCGAGCGTTATGTTGTGAACGCTCAATTTGTGTGAATACTTTCAGATTACTTTTAGGATGATAAGCGCACAAAATTTCGCGCCCAAGTTGTTTGAACGTTTCATAAATAACATCATTTTTCCAGTCCTCATTAGCTTGCATTTTAATTCCTTTATAAGTAATAAACGGCATAAGGGTATTATGCCGTTGTTCCAGTTTAACTACAAGCCTTAATTAGCAACACTCAAAAATTCAGCGCGTGTTTGCGGATCTTCTTTGAATTTGCCGTGCAAAGCTGTGGTTACAGTATGATGACCTGTCTGACATACGCCGCGACTTTCCATGCACATATGACGCGCTTTGATAACCACACCACATCCAAGAGGTTGTAAATGTTCCTGCAAAGCGTCGGCAATTTGCTGAGTCATGCGTTCCTGTACTTGCAAACGGCGGGCGAAGATATCCGCCAATCGGGACAATTTAGACAAGCCCACGATCTTACCATTGGGGATATAAGCGATGGTTGCTGTGCCAATAATAGCAGCTAAGTGATGTTCGCAATGTGAGTAAATTGGAATATCTTTAACAACAACCATTTGATCATATTTTTCTGCACCATCCTCAAATACTTTGAGAACCTCAGCAGGATCCTTACCGTAACCGCTTGTCCATTGGCGCCAGGCTTTAACAACACGCTCGGGGGTTTCTGCTAAACCGCCGCGATCAGGATTTTCGCCAATCATAGCGAGCAAGTTTTTAACGATTTGTTTCTCGGAATTTGATACTTCAGAGACCTCAGACTTTTTTACTTCACACATTTTAGCACCTTAAATAGAACAATCTACAGAACATTTAGCTGTTTCTTCAACAACTACTTTGACCAATGTAACGCCCGTACCATGCAATTCTTCCGGGCCTACAGTTTCCAACAGGTAGTTAGCGATATTTTCCGCTGTTGGATTAAATGTTACCCACACTAATGACTCGTTGAAATGCTGACGGTCTTCTTGCGATTGGTCGTCGTCATTGTTAACCGAATAGTGAATAGCGGACATCATGGAATCGTTTTGCCATGCAAGGAATTTATGATCCCAGTTGTTTTCCAGCCACATACACAATTTTTCTTTAATGACGCTGAAGTCGATAACACGACCAACATCATCTAAAGTATCTGCTTCACAGTAAAAGTGAATGCGATAATTGTGACCATGCAGATGACGACATTTACCTTCATGACCTACTACACGATGACCGCAAGAGATATCGTGATAACGGACGGCTTGCATTTTTGCCATTATTTAATTCCTTTATATTTGCGCCATAATGCGCTGATTGAAATTGCGATCCAAAAGATTTCAATCACAAAACTGCCTAGATTGAAATGGAAACACAAACTGATAATGAGCAGTATTGCTCCAAGTAAGTTAATGCCATTATACACGAAATCATCGTGCTTCCATTTACTGTGGGTAACGTTGTAATAACAAATTACCACGCAAAGCATACCTAAGAAACCAATAACATGAGCGATCATTATTTACCTCGCGACAAATAGAACATATAGATAACAATAGCTGCAACAATTTTACTGATGGACATTGCAACCATTGAAGCAGGATTATAAACACCAATCAACGACAAGAAGATAACAGTGTCCACTGGAACGGAAATTAAAGAGGATAACAACACACGTTCATGGAACGGTCGTTTCGTCCAAGTGTAAACAAGGTAGTCGGCAATTTCACTTACTGCAAACGCTGCGACGCTGGCGATAACCACATTGGACTCCGCAAAGAACGCGCTAATAACGCACCCTGCCAACATTGCAAGTAAAACCCTGTTGCCGTGTTCGCGCTGTGCATAGTCGCGCAATACAAACACAAAGCCCACAAATAACGCCATGCTTGGTATAGGGCCCAATGGCGTAGGCAGCAACGGAAAATAGCTGAACGCGACGTTGGAGAAAACGATTGCAAACAGGTAGAACAACACGAAACGATAATTTTGCCAGATATTCATTTTTAATTCTCGATAATAAATTGGGTTAAGTCAAACAACTCGCCTTGATAAGCAGGGCTTTCCGGGCGTTCCATTACGCCTTCCATTACTGCACGGACAACCAACGGATCAGGAAGGTTTGCTTCCAAGAAGCCTTGGGCGCGCAAGATGTTGCTGTGGTTATTGTCAGTTGGAGGGTATTTACCATCATAGGATGTGTGTGAATACGCCAGGGCTTTCCAACAACCGTTCCCCATATTGAACGCCATTGTGCAAGTGTCCGCTTTAGTGTTTTTCATTAAAGGGGCATGAATGTGAAATTGTGTAGTACCAAGTGAAAGGTTTGCCATGTGTTCAAACGCTTTACGGAAGTCTTCAGTACAATCAGGATAGTTTGCATTATCCGTGCCACAAATACCTGTTACTAAATGAATGCAACCCAATTCGACAGCGCGATTCATTGCAATGGTAAAGAATAACGTGTTACGCATCGGAACAAAAGTTTTTTCAATACGATCGCCCACTTCTTGTTCCATTGCTTCGTGTGATTCGTATTTGTCCAACTTATTGTCGGAAGTTAATGGACTTGTTGAATGCAAACAGTTCGGAACCTGGATAATTTCGTGAGATTTTACGCCGGCCAATTCTGCAACCTTTTTCGCAGCTTCCAATTCAATGATATGACGTTGCCCATAATCAAAAGTAATCGCGTGAACTTCTTCAAAGTTCTTTTTCGCCCAGAAAAGGCAAGTTGTTGAATCTTGTCCGCCTGACAAGATAACTAATGCTTTAGACATTGTGGTTACTCCATGTTGATAATTTTGTGGGTTTGAATTTGAAGCGTATAACCGCCTTTAAGACAGCTATTGATAGCTTCTTGTAGATTCAATTTGTTCTTAGCTTCATCTTGTTCGTCCATCGGTTGAACGTAAATGGTTCGTTCAAATTCAGGGGACGGACGTGCAACTTTTACGCCAACAGGATGGTCTAAGCTGTGGATAGGTAAGTAGTCCATTGGATCCACATCATTGTGCTTAATTACATATTTAAGAGCGCAGGCGTATTTACGGATTAGCGGATTGATACTTCCGGATTTAGGGGAACAAACTATATAAACGGCAGATATACCTTGAACGTTCATGTTTGTTACAAATGAACAATAGTGATAATTCTCTTCCACACCATTGTCAAATGGAACAGGTGGTAACGTGCCGTTTGTTTCAATTTGAACCTTCATACCCATTTTAACGAGTAGTTCTAAAAGGTAACAAATATTGTATTGGCGGAAAGGTTCGCCACCTGTAATGACCACAAGTGTGTCCTTAGTTGTCAACTCCAGAATCTTGCTAACAATTTCTTGAGCAGACATAAAGAGGCGTTTAGATGTGTAATCTGTATCACAGCCTGGGCATTTAAGGTTGCAGCCTGCAAGACGGACAAAGACGGCTGGGCGGCCAGTAAAAGGCCCTTCGCCTTGGATTGTATAAAAGATTGAATGAACTGCAAGAGCTTTGTGAGACGGTTGAGAAAACTTCTCAACAGGTTGAATGTTCATGATTGTTCCTTGTTATATACGGTAAGCGATTGCTTATTCGGTTGAAGGAAATTGTAACAGAAATCTTGTTAAAAAGGGCGTTTCCGCCCTTTTTATTATTCGCCGGCAGGTTGTTCAGCTTTAGCTTCAGCAGCTTTCACAGGTTTAGGCGCTTTGTTCGGGTTTTCAATGCGGCCTGTAATGCCGTGGAATTTACGCCAGAAAGCGTATTGGGTGCGAATGGTGGCAGATTTGTGGCCAGCATTGGTTAATTCTTCAAACACTTCGCTGATTGCGATCGGACGACCTTCAGCGTGAGATTTAGAATTGAACAGATCCCACATTTCGCCTGTTTTAGTACCTGGACGCGGTTGACGCACACCATTTTGTTCAGGCATTTTGTTGGCTTCACGTTGAGCTTTCAACTCGGCTTTTTTAGCCGCTTTTTCAGCTTCTTTTTGCTCTTTCAAAGCGGCACGTTCAGCAGCTAAGCGTTCTTTTTCAGCAGCTTTCTTAGCAGCTTTTTCAGCTTTGTCAGCTTCGCGTTGAGCTTCACGTTCTTTAGCTTTTGCTTCTTTAGCTTTTGCTTCTTTTTCAGCGGCTTTTGCAGCCATTTCTTCAGGGGTAAGAGCCATGATAGTTCTCCAGTTAGTGAATTACAGTTAGGTTAAATAAACAAGCATGAATTGCTTAAAGTGTTTGTATTATAGCTTCAGCTATTCGGTTTGGCAAATGGATTATGTGTAAAGTTTTGTTTCTTTACAATATGCGATTTGACAACAGGTTTCCGGGCATACCAAGCACCTTTGACATATTGATACGCTTTATTATCACGTGTATCAATATTGCGCGCTTGAGAAAGAACTTCTTCTTCATCCACATCATTCTCGTCCATTGCTTGAGCATACCATGTTAAGTGCTGACGCATTGTGGTTATATCCGGATAATCTTTGGTTTCATAAGCAAGCGTGTATAACTTCTCAAGTTCACACTCTTTCAAACCGTTAATAATAGTAGAAAGCTGGGCAATGCGGAAGTATTGCCCTGGGCATTCTATATCGACCAAAGCACTGACCACACCGACCTGCCAATGCTTATGGACGAATTTAGTTTCTTTTACGTTGAAGCTGTAAAACATTATGAACCTTTATGCGCTTTTGCAAACTCGTTAATCTTGCTAGAGTGCAAATAGTTATTGCGAGTATTGACAAGATATAGAAGGGCTTCACGCGCTTCTTCATTTTGCCAACCTGTTAAACCGAAGTCCATATCTTCCATCCAGTCCTCGATTGCGTCGAACCACTCAATACTCAACTCTAAGTAATCTTCTTGACCACAATTAAGAGCTTCGTTCTTGTATTCGTAAGCTAACAAGTGAATAGCAGGCATAATGTTGTCATGCCATTTTTGGAAATTCTGCCACATTTCAGTTTCAAGGCGTTCTTCCGCGTCAATTTCAGCATCACGGAGTTCCATTTGACGATAGTAACCGTCCATGCCCCAATCGCAAGAACTTGGTTCAAATTTTGAGTTACACATTTTGAATTACCTTTACTTGTTTGTTGTTTCAATATGGTTATAATACACCGCTTAGAAACATCATGCAAGCATTATAATTCAAAATCGCTTAATTCGTAAAAAATGACATTTTGCGAATGTCACGTAAGCATTGACGGAAATCTTGTTCAACTAGATATTTGTATGTAGGCCATGCCATGCGTTTATCTCTAAAAGGAAGTACCCTTCTTATGCTTGCGAAGATATAACCCATTGTGTACAACACTGCAAGACCACATATGGAAACAACGTATCGTAAGAGGTAGATTATTGCGACAATCAGCTCTAGGGCAGCAATACCCATTATAAACGGAGTTAGGGCACCATAAGCCAAAAGACCTACCAAGATTCTTTAATTAGATTCATAATTGAATACCTAAAGGATGATGTTCAAATTTTTCAATAAATTCGTTGATAGGACGCACAAATACGCATCCGCGAGGATTCAATTCCTTGTAGATAGCCATTGTGGTTAATGTATCTTCCTGGATTGCTTCGCCAAGATATAAATACATACCGCCTTTATAGTGCTTATATGTATCCAAAACTTTTAACGGAGGTTGTTTAATAATCTCTTGAATCGTGTCATGCAAACTATTCCTGCTGCCGAGATTTAAAGGTTGGATAAATGTTGATTTAGTCATTTTAATTACCTTCCATTTTTACAATTTCGCCATATTTACTCATAACTTCATAACCCACGTTCTTCAATTTGCGGATATATTCCAGTTCAGTCATTTTCCACACGCCAATATGGACACCGTTATGTTCGCTTTTAAACTTTTTCAATTTAGTCAACCACTCTTCCATTTGTGGAAATTGGTCGTTGAACAAAACCGAACGATATTTATCATGTAGGGATTTATTAGTTGGTTCTACTTTACTATCTTCTTCAATCCAACTAACTTGTTCATTGATTAATTTAGCTAAATGGCGTTTTGTTTTAGCACTTACTGAAGAAGTAAATGCTGTGTAAATCATAACACGAACTAACATTTTATTTCCTTTAAAATGGGATACCGTCAATTTCGAGCGGTTCATCTTTTTTAGGTTTGCTGTTGTTGACTGGGCGCTTACCGTTGTCATCTTGCGTACCAAAAGCAGTGCCGTCATAACAACTTGCCATAATTTCCGGATATTTTTTATTTACCCACACGCGCAGATGCGTTGGAATAGTTAAATTATCGACGTTATCCAATGCTTCGTCAACGGTTGTTGGAATAGTTGATCCGCCGTGAGCTCGCCACCAATCACGCGCCTTTTTACCTGCATAGGTTGGATTCTCGATAAATACAAACTCTTCAAACATACGCAAACCGCAATAATAAGTGACACGAAGCATAGGCGGTTTGTCCATTTTTTGATGTTTGGAAAAGCTAACATGATCCACTTCAAAGATTTCAACAAGAGGTAAATCGCCCTTGATTAATTCTTGGCTACTTGCTGCTTGTTTGAGTTTAGTTTCAAATTTAAACTCATGATCACACGGATTACCATCTCGGTCTGTGCCGTTACACATACGAACAGAAGCGTGTTGATAAGTGTGACATTTAGGGCATTCCTTGACAGGTGCAGGCCCGCCGCCTTTTGCACTTTTGCGCCGTGGCGTTACTGGGTCATTTATCGGGCCCAAGCGTTTGGTATTGCTTGCAAAGTCCAAGACAAGGCAGTTTTCTTTGCCCGGGCTTGGGCGAGTACCACGACCAAGCATTTGAACCCATAATACAGCGGAAGCAGTTGGACGTAAACACAAGATTAAATCAATCTTTGGATGGTCAAAACCTGTGGTTAATACATTATTATTTGTAACCGCGCGATACTTGCCTGACTTGAAATCCAAAATAGCTTGGTCGCGTTCTTGATCAGACATTTTACTGTGAATAGCCACAGTTGGTATTCCTAAGTCGTTCATAATGTCAGCAGTGTTAATAGAATGTTCTACACCTGCACAAAATACAAGCCAGCTTTCACGATCATGCCCTTCTTCACGCGCTTCCTTAACTGCTGCAACAGTAATATCCATTTTATCCACTGCATTTTGCAATTCTTTTTGGATAAACTCGCCCCCACGCATATGAACACCATCTACATCTAGTTTTGTATTAGTTGCTCTAGGGATTAACGGTGCAAGATATCCTTCTGCGATAAGGCGATTAAAAGACTGAACGCCTGTAATGTCAAAACAAATATCCGTGAACAGGGAAGGGGATTCACTGCCGTCTTTGTGCGTTATTGGGTCGGTAATTTTACCATGCCCCAATCGCCACGGAGTTGCTGTTAATCCGATGACTTTTACATACGGATTAACTTCGCGCAAACCGCCCAAGAACTTCTGATACATAGTATTATCGGATGGGCTTACCATGTGAACCTCATCGATAATAACAAGATCCACATGACCAAAAATATGCGCTTTCTTTGCAACAGATCCAATCCCTGCAAACGTAATAGGAGCATTAACTTCCTTTTGCTTCAAACCTGCTGAATATATGCCAGCAGGCGCTTGTGGCCAAAGCTGTTTAAGTTTAGCAAAGTTTTGAGCAATTAACTCTTTAACATGAGTTAGCATCATAATACGTTGGTTTGGATACTTTTCAAAAACGCTTTTAATAAACCCTGCAATAATCACACTCTTGCCTGTACCTGTTGGAAGAGCTAAAACAGGATTTCCTGAATTACCTGATTGAAAATAATTCCAAACGCTTTGAATTGCTTCCGTCTGATAACTTCTCAATTCCATAACTAATTGTCCATAGGTTGATAACGCGAACACCCTTTGAGCTGTGTTTCTTTACTTATAATATTTTCGCCTAAATCAATGTTACACGCCCATTGACCGTCTGCAACAGGTTTAGAATAAGCACACGTTCTACAATTAACATCAGGTTTTGCACCTAATTGACACACTGGTCGATGATTACAAAATCTGCATTTGTAAAACCCTGCACTTTCGGATAATTTCTTCGGAGGTTGTTGTAACCACACAATTTTCCGGGCGCGTTCTAAATATTCGTCCGCCACTTCTGCATTCAGTGTAACAAGTTCCGCATGGATCGCGTCTGTATTCTTGTTTACCGCCATATACAGTGCAATAGGCAAACCCATTTTCCGCATATACACGTTCATTTGAACATAGTGTTCCCATTTAGCTTCACGCACACCTTTGGACTCAAGCTCTTTAAAACTTTTTTCGCTGTGGGTTTTGAACTCACATAAAGCTGCTTGTCCAGGTGCAAGATCGGGCAAGCTAATGACTACACCATCTCCCGAACCGCCAAAATGGCCATCAACATCACTGATTCGGAATTGGTGGCCATTCTGATCTTGTTGATAAACTTGGCAACCAATCATAAGAAGTAACGCGATAAAACGCGCTTCTTCTAAGTGACCGCGATTAAATAGACGTACCATACGCCCTTCAAAGTTGGATTTAGTAAACCAACGGAAGTTATACCAAACAGATCGCGCACACTCTTGACCAATCAAAGACGCTCCCATGTGACCACGATGACCATCATTACCTTGTCGGTATGCGTCCTCAATATGACCGATCACACGACCTAACCACATTCTAAAATCTGAACCCTGATCTTCTTTGAGTCTTTTGTCAATAAGGTTCATTGTCTTTGTTGCTAAAATAATACTCATAACGCCCTCAATATAATTAATTAAAAAAATAAGCCCGTTGATTAACGGACTTATTATCAACCTGTGGTTATTGTTGCCAAGGTGGGACGGCTGCTTGAGCTTGTTGGCCTGCTTGCTGTTCCGCTGGGGTTGCAGCAGGGGCTACAGGCGCAGGCTGTGCTGGCTGTGCAGCAGGGGCTGGCTGTGTGGGTGCAGCAGCCCATGCAGGGGTTGGGGCAGGGTTAGGGTTAGCAGGCTGTACAGGCGCAGGCTGTGCAACAGCAGCAGGGGTTGCCGCAGGTTGCTGCCAAGGCTGCACAGCATTGGGCTGTTGCC